GTCTTTTTCGGCAGAAATAAAAACTGAAAAAATAACTATAGAAACAGACAAAGAACTAATAACAAGAACAAAAGGAACAACAATAGAAGACAATAACACAACTCTTTTTAGAACAGATTTAGGAAACAAAGAAGAATTAATACTTCTATTCAGAGAAAGAGATGAAAACACTAAAGATGATGATATTATAGGAATCACTTTATATAGAGATGGAGAAACAATAACAAACACATATTATTTAAGAAAATAGGGTATGAAGAAATTAATAAGTAAAATATTCAAAATTAAAATATTAAAATCAGCAACAAGAGAAGAGTTAGTACAAGAGGTAGCTATAAATACAGTGGATACTTTAGTTACTTCTTATTTGAATGGAGAGAAGTTAGATGAGGTAGAATTGGTTTTTATTTTGAATTACTTAAACGAATCTGTTTTTAATCTTTTTTTGGCGCGAAAAAAGGAAACAGAAGAAAAATTAGAAAGAATAATAACCGCTTTAGAAGAGCTAAAACATTAAAATAATGAACTCACAAGTAATAAACACAGAAAAAGTAACAAGAGTAGAAGTAATAGACAGCAACGGAAGAGTCTACACAAACTACAACTGTAAAGACGTAGAAATTCAACTACAGGATGAAGAAAAAACTTTAAAAGTATTTTTAAAATGACACAAGAACAAGAATTAATTTACAATAAAAATAATTAAAATAAATGAAAGCAGTACAAAATATTAAATCAAATTTAATAGTTTCAATTGACATTGAAACTGTAAGGTTAGCAAATGAGTTTAAAGACCTTGACGAAGGATTTAGAGATGCTTGGCGGTATAAAAACAAGCAAGATGGTATAATACCAACAGAAGAAGAGTTATCAGAATCATGGAAACGATTGGCATCATTATATGCAGAATTTTCTAAAATTTGTGCAGTAAGTCTAGCTTACTTAGACCCACAAGGAAATTTAGTCTGTAAAGAGTATTATGGAGAAAATGAAAAAGCTATTTTAGAAGCTCTGTCAATTACTTTAAATAATATGCAAGCTCATAACTCACAATATAGATTAGTGGGGCACGCAAGTAAATATTTTGATTATCCTTATACTTCTAAACGGTATATTATTAATGGGCTACAAATACCTAACTGCTTGGATTCCAGTAATTTAAAGCCTTGGGAGGGATTAAATTTATGCACCAATGATTTATGGAAGTGTGGTGGTACAGGAGCAGGAAGTTCTTTACAAGCTTTATGTAATGTTTTAAGTATCCCAATTAGTAAGATTGATTTAGTAGGAGATGAAGTAGGTTCTGCATATTTTAGAAAGGAGTTTAGTAGAATTGGTAGATACTGTTCATTAGATTCAATAGCTACGTTCAACGTATTTAGAAAGTTTAAACAAGAAAGTATTTTTGATTTTGAAAGTGTAACATATATAACAGCTTATTCAGAAGATGTGGTGGAAAAAGAAATAGCAAAAGAATTACCTCTGTTACAAAAGATTTATAAAGCTTCTAGTATTGATAGTAAAACTAAGGAAGATTTACAGAAAAGATTAGCAAAAAAGAAGATTACAAAAAAAGAAAAACTAATTATTGAAGATATTTTAGTCAGTTTATATATCGATAATACAATGTTTAAAAGTGATTCAGAGCCTGTAAAAGAAAGTAAAAGAAACGAAATAAAAGAGTTATTAAATGAATATTAAGCAATTAGATTTACCAAGTGTATATGAGAACAGAAATGGTAATCCTGAATTAGAACAGTTTGTTGGCAGACCTAAATTAAGCTACTCCGCTTATAATAGTTTTAAAGAACCTACCTATAAAGGAGAATTTTTTGGAGTTTATTTTTTAGGTGAGCCAAGAACAGGGACAATTTTTACCGAATACGGAAGTGCGGTGGGAATGTACCAAGAGACAGGCGAACCTCAAGAATATCTATCAAAGTCTGATAAAGATATTTTAGATGAAAAAATAGGAAGACCTAAAGGTGCTATTTATGAAAAGGAGTTGGTAATAGATAGAGGAAGTTATGTAATTCAATGTTTTGTTGACCGAATTGTCGAGTATTCAGATGGTTTAGAAGTGATAGATTTTAAAACAGGAGATATTTCTAAAAAACGAGCTGACTATGAAAATGAAGACTACCAACAGACAACACTTTATTCTTATGGCTTAGAGCAATTAGGTTATAATATAAAATATTCAGGTGTAAAATTAGCAAATAGGAAAGGTAATACATTAAATACAGAAGCTTTTAGTAAGAATGGAGAACCTTTGTGGTTAAGGTTAACAGGAGAAGTATTAGACATACCAACACCTTATTCTAAAGAAAGGGCTGAAAAGTTTTTAGATAGTTTTGATAAGACAGCTAAAGAAATTGAGGAGTATTTTAAATTATATAAAAAGTATTTCTTATAAATGTTAAAATTTTAACAATAATTTGCATAATAAAAATTAATTTCTTATATTTGTGACTTAATTGATAGAAGTCGAACACTATCATATACAAAACAGCCTCATTTAAAAGTAGTTATCTTTGTTCGACCCTTGAAGATAGTGAAATTAGTGAGGCATTATTATTTCGCGCAAAAAAGATTTAAAACAAAAAATATGAAAAATAGTTATATAAAATCAACAGAGTATAGCATAAAACCAAGAATAAAAAAATATTGGTTTAAAAAAGACATCTTAGTGTATGATTTAATTCAGCATACAAAGGAGGAAAGATGGTGTGACACTTCTTATGGCAATGGAGGAGGTAATTTTATAGAGTATTCAACAGATGTGGTAATGTTTAGCTTTAATAATAAAGAGTTTGCGGAAGATATGTTAGAAATTTTCAAAAATAAAGTATGAATAGTAAAAACAAAAAAGACCTTACTCTTTTAATAAAAATGATAAAAGAAGGGAATGAAGATTTTATTAACAGGAACAATTATGAATATGGAAGATTAGGGGGACTTGAATCAGAGATAGTAAAATTTCTTCACTATAATGGAATAGTATTAAAACCTCTAATTAAATTCTATAACAGTTAAAATGGAATACTAACTTATAGATGGGCAAGGTTGGTAAAAATTAAAAATAATTAATAACATGTATGTACTTAGCTACGATAATGGCTCACGTTATGGGAAAATAGAAATAATAGCTGTTTCTAAAAGAAAAACCAATTTAGAATTCTTTATAAAAAAGAAAGGTTTTTATTGGTCTAGGAAACTAAGAAGATATATTGATGATAAAACAGCAGGTTTTGGGGGGAGTGGTACAGAATATTTCATTGAAAAAGTAAAAGAAATTTAAAAATAGATAAGTATGGAATTTAAGGGAAAATATGTAATTTTAGAAAAATTAGACGGAACTTATAGGGCAGACCTACCAATAGGAAATAACGAAGTACAAGGTTTTGCCTTAGAAGAGCCTGAAATAGGACAGCAATTGTATCTCTACACCTCAAACGAGGATGTAAAAATAGGAGAAACTATAATTCCTAAAAAAGACCTTCTTTGTGCGTGGACTAGTGCAGTGAGAGAAATAGATTTTGAAAACAACTTAATAAGAACAAATAATTCAACATATCGTTATGAAATTAGACAATAACTACAGCATTATCTACGATGGTGCAAATAACTTCACTTTAACTTTTCAAGAAGAAAGAGAAGTAAAGAAAAAAGACGGTACAAAAGAGATAGGAGTATATAAAGAAGAATACTTTAGACCTACAATTTATAGTGCTTTGAGGTGCTATTTAGATAAGTGCTTAGAACCGAGTAAAGATGTAGCTAATTGTGTACAACTTATAAATGAAACCTATACTAAAATAGAGAAATTAAAATGGAAATAATCTCTCTGTTTTTTAATTTTTTGCGCCAAAATAAAATAACAAACAATGAAATCAACACAAACACCATTACAAAGAATACTAAGAATACAAAAATTTTACTTACTTAGAGGTCAGAACAGAGAATCTGTAAATGCAATAAAAAGAAAAATCTTAGCTATTAAATTTAATAAATAAATGCAACTTTCTAAGAAAAGACTAAAACATCTTATAATTGAAGAACTGTTAAAGCATAAAAACCCTTCACAAATAGCCTTAGACTTAGGAGCAAATGAAAGTTGGGTAAATACAGTTATTGAAAACTATAAGTTAGATATATCTGTTAGGCTTCCTTTGTATGTAGTTAAGAGTTTAGATTTATATGGTGTTTATTATCTTTTTTCGGGCGAAGAAGAAAAAAAAGTAATGGTGGATAACAATACAATACAAAACATATCTAACTTAACTGAATATGAAAGATATTGGCTTTATTTAAATAAAGGGTTTTTATAGAAAAAACTTGCAGGGGTTAAATATTTTACATATATTTGCATAACAATTAAATAATGGAAGACGAAGAAGAAACTTGGACAAGATGGTGTGAATTATGTCAACAAACCTCTACATTTTCAGATAGTAATCCTTATGGAACTTGTCAGTGTAGTTAAAATAATAAAATTATGGAAAACGAATACCCTTTCTACCCTGAACTAACAGAAGCAGGAAAAATAGAAGCACAAAAAGTAATTAACAACTTTAAAGAAAACGCTAAGAAAGTTTTAGATAGCCTATTAGACGATTATTTAGGTAAAGTTTATTGTGATGTAGTTACTGAAATTGAAAGCGATTCTTGGAGTAATTATAGAAACACAATAATGGATGCATTTAAAGATTATGGAAATAAAGATAAACGAAAATATGATTTTAAAAAAATTCGCCAAAAAATATACTCAGAAAATAAAGAACAAATTAATAAAGATTTAGACCAAGATAATCTAAAGAAAATTGAGGAGTTAGAAAAAACCATTGAATTGATGAGAAAATGGTAAGACTTAAATTGTATTTTGGATTAATTTTATTACACTTACTTAGGATATTGTTGAGCATATTTACTCTGTTCTTTTTAGTTCTTTTTGCGCCGATTTTAATATTTGTAAGAAAAAGAACATTTTATTATTGTATAGATGAGTTTTATAAAAATTTAAAATAACAGAAAATGAAGAAATTAATTAGTATAATAGTATTAGGAGTAATGGTTAGTTCTTGTAAAAATATTGTAATAAAAGAGAAAGAACTCCAAATTGTGATAAAAGTTAATGACATGCCTAATGATGAAGCATGGAGTATAGAGGGACATAAATACATGGTTAGAACTAAAGATTTGGTTTATGCAACAAATACTTTATATCAAGTAGGTGACACTTTAATAGTTGGTAAAAAATGCGCAAAATAAACTCAATAGAGAGCAGAGGTAGAAAACATCTATTAGTAATTCTATCTGATGGAGAATACTTTGAAGTGTTTCAATTTGGGGGAGAGGTATATACAAGCGTCTCGGATGGAATATTAAAGTCCACTCTTTGTGAGTTTAAAAAAGATGTAAAACAATTTGATTTTGATGAAAAACAATTAACTAAATTGTGGATATGAGTTGCAACAATCATAATAAAGAAACAGAAAGAGAAGAGTTTTTACAAAGTTTAAGAGAATTAGTAATATACACCTTACCAATAGATTGTAGAGATGATGAAGATATTATAGAAACTTATTTTCAATCTTTTCTTTTGGCGTGTGAAGATTATAAAAATTTAAAATAATGCAAAAATTCATAGTTAAAAACATAAATAAATTATTAGGAATATTTATCATACTACTAGCAATCTTAATTATAACAATATGCAAAAACAATTAACCCAAGTAGCAACATTTCATAGAGTTTTTGGACAAAATATAGAAACTCGACCAACATTAATAAGTAAAGAAACGGCAAAACTTCGTTATGATTTAATGAATGAAGAAAATGATGAATATTTTGAAGCAGTTGAAAACAATGATTTGGTAGAGATAGCAGATGCACTCACTGACCAACTTTATATTTTATGTGGGACAATTTTAGAACATGGAATGCAAAACATCATTGAAGATTGTTTTCAAGAAGTTCAAAGAAGTAACATGAGTAAATTAGATGAAGAAGGATTGCCCATAATTAATGGAGAAAATGGAGTATTTGATAAAACAAGACCTTTGGGTAAAATACTAAAAAGTAATAATTATACTCCACCAAATCTAAATCAATTTTTATGAAAACAATAATTCTGATATTAATAGCTTTTTTGCTAACTTCTTGTCAATCTACAATAATCTGTTGTTGTAAAGATAAGTCTTACTATCACGGCACAGAATATAAAAAAGAACAGAAAAATGAGTTCGAGAATTAAGTTTTACATAACAGTGTTATTTTATTTTTCTCTAATTGTACTAGAAATTTATTTAATTTTTTTATTATGGCAAAAGGTATTTTAAAATTCAATTTAGATAATCTTGATGATGTACTAATGTATAAAAGGTGCTTAAAATCTCAGGATATGGCTTTACTTATTTGGGAGTTTTCTATAAATTCACGTAAAAGAGTAGAAAACACAATAGAAAACGAAGATACACTCAAAGGAATAGACCTTGTATTTGAAGAGTTTTTTGAACTAGTGGAAAAATATAGTGTCGATGTAGAAGAATTAATTGATTAGATAATGCATATAAATTTTAAACTTTTAAATAGTAGGGGAATAACTCCTTTAGGTTTTATGTTTCTATGCGCCGTAAAAGGGAATAAAACAGAGGATAATTCGGCAATAATAGAATATCAATTTAAAGAAGAATTAGACGAGTTTAGGGCTACAAACCTAATAGACTTCATAAAACCAAAAAACAAGTCTCAAAACGATTATAATACAGTTAGATTAACCTCTTTAGGTAATGAGTGGATTGATGATATTACGACTCCAAATGTAGAAGAACAACATTTAAAAATGAGGGACTACTTGATTTCTATTTATTTAAATCACGAAGATACAGAGAGAATTGTAGGGAATAAAAAGTTAATAGCTATTTATATTAGTATTTTACAAACACACCTATGTATAGATATTTATCAATTCTACTATTTGTGCGAATTTTTCTTATCCGAGCATGTTTTTACAAAAAAACTTGAGAATATTTTTATGGATAGGAATAAGATAAGATATGGGGATTTTAAAAATCATATTGAAGATTCCTCATTATTCCAATTTTATGAACAAAAGAAGAAAGAAGTCGAAAATTATTGGAAACAAAAGATAAAATAATTACAACCAATATAACTAATTTGCACAGTTCATTTTTATTTTGTATATTTGTGACTTAATTGATAGAAGTCGAACACTATCATATACAAAACAGCCTCATTTAAAAGTAGTTATCTTTGTTCGACCCTTGAAGATAGTGAAATTAGTGAGGCATTATTATTTTAAGCCAAAATGAAAAAATTAACAACAGAAGAATTTATTGAAAAAGCTAAAAAAGTACATGGAGAAAAGTATAGTTATAAACATACTGATTATAAAAAATCTTCTTTGAGTGTAACTATTACTTGCAAAATACATAGTGAGTTTGAACAAATTGCTAATACTCATCTAAGTGGGGCAGGTTGTAAAACTTGTGCGAATAAATTAATAGGGGATAAAATAAGAAGAGAAAAAAGAGAATTTATAGAAATTTCAAAAAAAGTACATGATAATTTTTATGACTATTCAAAAACTGTTTATACAATAAGTTCTAAAAAAGTTACAATAACTTGTCCTATACATGGAGATTTTGAACAAGAGGCAAATTCACACTTACAAGGGCATGGGTGCTACGATTGTGGGGTAGTAAAAACAAGTGAAAAGAAGGTATTAAGTTTTAGTACTTTTAAAAAAGAGGTTTTTAAGATACATGGAGATACCTATGAGTACAAAGAGGGGAGTTATAAAGGCATGGCATCTGATATACAAATTATGTGCAAAAAGCATGGACTTTTTACTCAAAGTGTCCCTAATCATCTAAAAGGGCAAGGTTGTCCAAGATGTGGAAACGATAGCAGATTAATTAAGATGAAGGAATACCCCCCAGGATGGGGGTATAGTGCTTGGCAAAAGGCAGGAGAAAAAAGTAAAAACTTTGACTCTTTTAAAGTCTACGTTATAAAATGTTGGGATGATAACGAAGAGTTTTATAAAATAGGTAGAACATATTTAAAAATAAAAGGACGTTTTCATAATAAAAAAGCCTTACCATATAATTTTGAAGTACTGAAAGAGGTATATTTTATAGATGCAAGAGTGGTCTGCGAGTTAGAGTGGGTTTTAAAGAACTGCAACAAAGAAAATAGATATGTACCCATAAAAGAGTTTGGAGGACGTTATGAGTGCTTCAGAGAATTAGATTTATCTTGTTTTGAGAATTATCAAATATAAATAATAAAAATAGAATAGTAAAAAATGATTAAAAGCTCAAAAGAAACCACAAAATCTAGTTTTGATAATATAAAAGAGGGGCAATCGGGAGAATATAAACCATTAAAAACAAGATTTAAGCATTTAAATGATATATGCCACGGGGGCTTAACTAAACAAAAAATATACAGTTTTGGTGCGTTATCAGCTTTCGGAAAATCACATGTGCTTAGACAAATAGAATCTGATATTTTTGATGAAGAATTAAATCCAGGAGCAAAAAATAGTGTCGTACTTTGCAAAGTGGACTGGGAGATGCAGAAAGAAGAAATGATTTTAGCTAGAGTACATGCTAAAACAGGAAAATCTTATAGCTACTTAATGTTTGAAACTCCTGATGAAGATACAAAAAAAGCATTTAATGAGGTGTTTTTAGAGCTTGAGTCTGACCACATTTTTGAAACTTTTGATACTTATCGCCCCGATGAGTTTTATACAGATGTAAGAGCTTTTTGCGACCAACATAAAGATAAAAAACAGGTTGTTTTAACTATTGATAATATTAATTTAGTAGATACTGAAAACTCAGACGAATCTTCTGCTATAGCTAAATTAATAACCCATATAATCAAATTGAAAAGAGAAGTCAAGAATTTGACCATAATAATCCTTTGTCAGCTAAATCGTCAATTAAAAGAGCGTGTTTTAAATCCAAAGGAGCATTTTCCAAGAACAACAGATTTCTACTATAGTTCTAAAATAGAACACGCTTCAGATGTACAGATTGTAATACATAACCCGTTTCTTTTAAATTTAGATGAATATGGTGCTGTTAATACAGAAAGGTATTCCTATTTAGATAAGTACTTGATACCTAAAAATAAATATTCTACATTTAGGACACAAGGTTTAGTATTTTTTCACTATGTTAAGGTAAGGTTAAAGAATGGATTAAAAGATTTTAAAGATTTATATATTGAAGAAATATTTCAAGCTGATGAAAACAAAGGAAACGAACCTAAACCATCAACACCGACTTTTCAAGTCCCTATCTTCAATACTTCTCCAATAGAATCAACAATTCCTTTAACACAGTTTGAGAAGAGTTATGATGATTTGAAGAATAATTCTCCTTTTTAATTTTCTGTTCTTTTTTATCTTTTTTGCGCGAAAAATATTTTAAAAATAAATTCCATTTGTCTTGCACATTTGGAATTTTTTGTTTTACTTTGTACCATAAATAACATATAGTTTAACAGTCACAGAATAAAAATGAAAACAAATCTCGTTGGTATAATCGCTAATATACCTATAAATATGACTAAATGAGATTTAATTGGGTGGAACTGGGATTCCCAAGATGTTATTTTTAAAATAAAAATTATGATAGATTATAAACAACTAACGCATTGTGTTTTTTGTGAGCAGTCTTTTAAAGATGTTTACAGAACGAAGGAGCATATTATACCTAAATGCAGAATACATAAAAATCATATTTATAATTACACTGCTAGTTGTGTTTGGTGTAATGAATTAAAAGATTGTATGAACGCAAAAGAATTTGCTAAATATTTAGAATTAGTAATAAAAAGTAACCTAAGTAAGTATGATTATATTCGTCCACATTTAAAAACTATGAAAAATAACGCTTGGAAATTGTATAATAAAACACATAAGTCCCATAAAAATTATAAAATGCTGTGGGGGTTAAAATAATTTTGATTTTTCTTGTGTAGTTTAATTATTATAGTTACATTTGTCAAAAATTAATCTGTTCTTTTTAACTTTTTCGCCGAAAATAAAAATAACAAAAAATAAGAATTATGAAAACAGCATTACAAGAACTAATAGAAGATTTACAAGATATGTGTCCTGACTATTACAACAATAACTATAATTGGCTACATAATCTTTTAGATAAAGACAAGCAACAAACTGAAAAATCTTATGATAAAGGTTTTGTAGACGGTTATACAAAAAAACAATCAATAAATGACTAAAGAAGAAATAATAAACGGAAGTAAGAGAATAGCTGAGTATATGGGACTTTGTTATCTACCTTTTTCGGTGGAATTAAAAGAAAAAGGAATGAAAGCAGGATATTATAAAACAATAAGTGCTGAACCTAACATACAAGAAGTAACACAAACTTCTTATAAAGTCGGAGAAGAAGATAAGACATGTGTAAAAAAGATAAATATTAATATAAATCTACTTCGTTATCATAATAAAAACGGATGGAAACTTTTTGAAGGTAAATACTATAAATATGTTTGTAGAAATCATGGAGAACTTAGGTATTGGAATTCTTTGGATAGTTTAATACCTGTGATAAAAAAGATTGAAGAAGGGAAAGACTTACATTTTGAACTTTTATACAATGGATGTATATTATATCAAAAATACGATAATCCTATTGAAAGTTATGATTTACCTAATTGGTCAAACAATGTTTTTAAAGTTGTTGTAGAATTTTTAAATAGTAAATAATTTATGGAAACTAAAATAAATAAACCTGTTTATGGTCTATTAGACAATTCTATATTTGGATTTAGAGTTATTTCAGGTATTGTAACAGGTGTTTCTTATTCAGAAAATTCAAAACCTAAATATGAAATAAGTTTTGGAAAAAACAAGGCTTGGGTTCAAGATATTGCCGAGAGTAGTGAAGATTTAATAAAATTATTTAAACTTGTAGACTTAAAAAGAATTAAAGAAACGCATAATCTTAAACTTAAATACGAATGATAATATACATGAACCAAACCATAGCCTTAATGTCGGCAACAAGAAGGAGAGAAACAGAAGAATTGATTAAATCAGGAGAAGTAAAACAAGAACGTAGTTCCTACATTGATGGGGCAGAACCATATTTAATAGTTAAAGATGAAATATAAAACAGGATTTTTTAGTAATGATAATACCTTTTATGAAGACGGTAGTCCCGAACAGGATGAATTTTTAAGTCAACCTATTACAAAAGAAGAGCAAGGAACTTTATTAGGGTATATAAAACAAATTTGGCAAAATAAAAATGAAACAGAGATGTAGAGATAAAATAATTTTTTCAGTTTTTTTATTTAAGCTTCTTTTCGGGCGAGCTTATAATAACAAATGAATTATTTGGTTGGGTTAAAATTCGGCAAGTAAGAATAAAAGAGCAAATATCATGGTTTGATGATAGTTTCAATCAATACTTTGGAGGTGTTAAATACCATTGGACAACAGATAAAATTTATTAATATGGACAGAAATTTAGAAAGACAAGCAGAATACGCTAGAGATGGAATTAATGCTTTAGTACAGGAAATAGAGAGATTGGAATCAGAGGTTCAGGATTTACAAGACATAGTTTCGGCGAAAGAAAGTGAAATAGAAGTCTTAGAAGATACAATATATGATTTAAAACAAACTATAAACGATAATGGAAGTAATTAAAATAGTAACATTAGAAAATATTATTAAATTTCAAGATGCCCTTATACAACTTTATGAAACAGAAAGAGAGGGAACACCTAAATTTAACTTGTTTAGAGACAGTTATAAATCGACAATAAAAGAACTACAAGATAAATTAAATAATATAGAATAAGAATTTAAATAATAGATTATGAAATGGTTAAAAAATTTATTTAATAAAAAAGAAAGTAATAATGGTATTGATAAACCAAGATGGATTACTAAAGATAATTTTAAAATTAAAAAGTGTTCTGATGATACAGGATATGAAAAATACTATGTTTTATGTAATGTATATGAAGAAAAAGTTTGGAGAGAACCTTATGGAGCAAAATTTGGTTTTGATAGTTTAAAGGAAGCAAAAAAATTAATTAAAGTAGATATAAAATGGTGGCAGGATTTGTATATAAAAGAAACCACTAGAAAATGTGAAATAATTGATTTTGATTTATGAATCCTAAAAGAACAATAGAGTTAGCTCATAAACTCGTAGTGTTGAATTTCCTCATTCAAGAATTACTAGACGAACTCAACCCAAGAACGGCGGAAATAAAAGAATACAGAGAAACTTTATTAAAACTAACAGAAATGTTAAATAACGAAATAGCCGACACAGAAGCTATTCAAAGTACCCTGTATTTCCAAGATTTAAGTAATAAAGTAGATACAATAATTAGAAAGAATTTAAATATAGAGTTATGAAACTAATTAATAAGGATAGCGTAAGTCACATTTCGATATATAAACCAAGAGAGGGTTTTAAGGTATCAGGTAATTGTTTTTGGAAGTATACTTATTATGCTGATGAGTACTTCAAATTATTTTGGCTTTTTCCTATAAAAACTTTAGATGCGGGCTTTTACAGGAGTGGTAAGAAAAGTAATTGGTATAAAATGGATAATAATTATTTTGATAAGAGTAAACATTATACCTTATTAAATGAAGTTTATACAAAATCCCATATTGATATTTTTTCTGCGGGAATAAAAATACACACAGAATATTTTGAAGACTACAAAGACTTAGAAAAACATATTAAAGACAACTATAATAATTGTACTATTAGATATGAGAATAAATAAAGAACAATTAGAGTCAGTTGGTTTATTTCAATATCCTAAACAGCCTCATTTATTTGGAGACCTTGAAGATATTGAATTTAATCAAAAAACCAATGAGTTATTTTATTTTAACTGGGTTGATGGCTATACAGAATTATATAGAAAAGTAAGAGATTTTGAAGATTTAGTAATTGCCTTATATGACGGATTTAATTTAGATTTTTAATTTCGCCGTAAAAAATAAAAAACAGAATAATTATGGAAACACCAAAAGAAGTTAAGGAGTGGGCAGAAAGAATTATGAGTTTAAAAAGAAAGACTTGCATAGAAGATATTGTTAATTATTTCAATGCAAGATATAAAAATGCCACAATAAAATATGAAGAAGATAACTTTATAATTGAGGGAGATGAGAGCGAATCTTTAGAAATTGCCGAAGACTTAAAAGATATGTTGAATTTTTCCGCAAAAAAGGATTAAAAACAGATGAAAAAACACTACAATTATAAACAACAAGACTACTACATTCAAGAAACAATAGAAATGAAAGACCCATCCACACGAAAATGGTTAAAAGCTTATATCTATATTCAGATAAGTAGTGGTAAAAAGTTTTGTAGAGAAATTGAAGAGTTTGAGAAATTATTTAAATTTGAGGGGGTATATAAATGAGTAAGTTTAATTTAGATGGGGCATTAGTAGTCGACATAGAAACAAGGGGATTATTAGACAAACTAAAGTCTAAAGAGGACTTACACGTTATGTCTGTTGGTTGGAAGTCTAGTGGTCAATGGAATATAAAGTCTACAAATAAAGAAGAGGATATTGCTAAAGTATTTGAAAATCCTAATAATACTATTGTAGGACATTTTTTTCTCGCTTATGACTTACCTGCCCTTAAAATAATGTTTCCAAATATTAATTTTAAAGCAAAGATTATTGATTCTCTAGCCTTGAGTCACTATTTATCAAATGATAGATTAAAGCACGGGCTTGAGGACTATGGTATTGAATTTGGATATGAAAAAGTAAAGATTTCTAATGAAGAGTGGGAAAATCTTGACTATGATAAAGCAGAAGCAAGATGCCGCCGAGATGTTGAAATAAATTGTATACTTTGGGATAAACAATTAGCCTTACTTAGAGAGTTGTATGAAACAGATGATGAAATTCATTCTCCTATTGCTAGGTGTAACTTTAAAATGCAACTCTTACATATACAAGAAAATAATAAAATTAAGCTTGATGTTGAACTGTGTAAAAAAAACCTAAAATTTTTAGAAGAAATTATTCAAAAAAAGGAGATAGAACTAAATTCTATCTTACCTCCAATTAAAAATATTGTAGTAAGAAAAAAGCCTAAAAATTTATACAAAGCAAATGGAAAACTTTCTGTGGTTGGAGAAAAGTGGTTAAATATGATTAAACAACTCAACCTACCTGATGATTATGATGGAGATATAAATGAAATAGTTTCAGAAACTCCACCAAACTGTCAATCAACAAAACAGATGAAGGATTATCTTCTATCAAAAAATTGGAAACCTAAGTTGTTTAAAGATGGAGCTAATGGAAAAGTCCCACAGTTGAGAGATGATAATAAGGAATTATGTAGTAGTATAAAAGAGTTAATTAAAGAAGTGCCTGAATTAGAAGCATTAGATGGGCTATCTGTTGCACAGCATAGAGCAGGCTATTTAAAGGCATTTTTAGACACTATGGATGATGATGGTTATGTAAAAGCAGGTTGGTCAGGAATGGCAAAAACTTTTCGTGTAAAACATAATAAACCAATAGTTAATCTGCCCTCAAATAATTCTCAATATGGAGACTTAGTTAGAAGCTGTTTAATTGCTCCCGAAGGGATGTTATTTGTAAACGCAGATTTAAGCTCATTAGAGGATAAAACAAAGCAATGTTGCATATATCCCTATGACCCTAAATATGTTGAAACTTTAAATACTCCTGGATACGATGCACACTTACGTATTGCAGAGCTAGGAAATTTTATGTCTGAAGATGAAATTAAATTATTTAAGTGGTATAAGGATAAAAATAAAAACTTAGAAGATTTACCTGAAGTATTTAAAGTTTATACGGAAGAGGAGTTATCAGAGCAGTTCGTAAGGTTGTCAAAGGTTCGTCATACTTGTAAAACTACTAATTATAGTGCAACTTACTCTGCAAGTCCTAAAAAAATTGCAGAAACAGCGGGGGTTGCTCTTAAGATAGGGCAAGCTTTACACAAAACTTATTGGGATTTGAATTGGAGTGTTAAGAAATTTACAGAAGATTTAAAAGTAAAAACTGTTGACAATAGAAATTGGATTTATAACCCTTTTACTAAATTATGGCTTTTGCTCACAGCAGACCATATTAAATTTTCGGCATGTAATCAAAACTTTGGAGCTTGTGTATTTGACACTTTTTTGTGGTTTTTAATTCAATCAGGTATTAAGCCAATTATGACAATACATGATGAGCTAAGCTTCTATATACCAATAGGTTACGAAGATTGGGCAAGAAAGGTTATAAAAGAAAGTATGGACAAAGTAAATGAAATTTTTAATCAACCTATAAAGTTTGAATCTGAACCTGAGTTTGCAACTTCCTATGGAAATGTACATTAATAACTAAAGAGTCTGTATAGGCTCTTTTTTATTTCTGTTTTTTAATCTTTTTTGCGTGAAAATAAAAAATTATTTATTTTTACTTGCACAGTAAATATTTTATACTTACATTTGTTGAAAATTAATCAGTTCTTTTACTGTTTTTAATTTTTTTACGGCGAAAATAAAAAAATAATAAATTATGAAAACAATATTAATACTACTTATAGGAATATTTATTGAAAAATTTTATAGTCCTAGACTTAGTTGGGTTAAAGAATCTTCTGTTCTTTTACTTTTTTATTCGGCGAAAAATATTAGAAAACGATTAATACTTTTTAAAATTTAAACTATGGAAAAACAATTAATTTATTCAGCAATACGTACTCCTGATGGAACAGTACTAGAGTCAAAGCACAGACATGATTATGTATCTCATTTAGATGCTAATGGAGAAACATATATTTTAGATGGTGGTTGTGACTACATAAGAAGAAGTGTAAATAAAGTAGAGGCTGAAGATTTAAGCCTTTATGATGATACTCCACATGAACAAATTAGAGAAATTATATCTCGCGGTGGTAGGGGTGTAGATGGAACAGAGCCTTTAAAATATGTTCTATTAAAAGATATTGATGATGATTGGCTTGAAGCTATTATTAAGTATGAACAAAAATTAAGACCTGAAAATAAATTTATTTCAGTATATTTGGCGGAAAAAGAATTTAGAAAAAATGGAAATTAAAACAATTGATTATTACGGAGTACCTTTAACAGTACATTATAAAGTTGAGGGTAAGTATTATCCTGCAACTTATTTACAACCCGCTGAATACCCCGAAGTTTATATTGAAGAGATTTATGCGGGAGATGTAAATATATTTGATATGTTGTTAGAAAGTCAAATAGATGAAATAACAGAAAAATTATAGGTAAATAGTAGTTTTGCCAATAACGGTATAGCTTGTAGCCGTATGCCAATAAAAACAAAACTAACTTAAAATTAAACACAATGAATACAAAACAAATTGAAAATTTAGCCGAAAACGGCAATAAGTCAAAACCGCTGCTATAAGCCGTTTTTTATGATAGAATATTTTAACCGATATAGTAACACAGATTTACCAGATGATATGGGTAGATGGGCAAGAATAGCAATTTTTAAAAACATTAGAATTGCTTGGATTAGCAGATTAGAAAATAAAGGAAAAGTTATATTTAGTGTTTCTTGCCATTTTCCAACTATGCAAAATGATACTGCAAATGAATACAAAATATGTCATTCATTAGATGAAGCAAAAGAGTTCGTCAATGAGCGTTGGAGTTGGTTTCTAACATCAGTTTCTTAAAATGGCTTATAACGGTTGAGTATTGGCAAAATGCCACCAGTACAAGCTTTCAAATTAGGCACAAACTATCTGTGGCATTTTGCCAATACTATGTTATAGGTAGTTGTTTTAAAAATTAGCGTTGGCATTAAAAACACAAACACAATGGGAAATATGAGTTATTGCAGGTTTGAAAACACCTACGGAGATTTACAAGATTGCTACGATGCACTTGGAGAAAAATCATTAGATGAACTTTCTGAAACAGAAAAAAAGTATGCAAAGAAGTTGATTAAAATGTGCAGAGAAATTGCTGATGATTTTTTGGAAGATGAAGATGATGAGTAACGGTGCGGTGGGGATTTTTAAAACAATTCCCTATAACTGTCTTCAACTTGCTCGTCGTTGTGGCGAATGAGCCTAAAACTTAACAAATAACAACTAAATTTTAAAATTATGACCAAACTTTCAAACACAGACCCAATGCCCCAATGCGTGCAAACCGATGTTATATGCTGTGATTTTTTCAAGCAAAATATCAAAGAATACGGATGGTTTAAATTAGACCATTTAGGAGAAGAACAATATTTAATGCCTCATATTTTAGGCACAAAAATTAGAATAAATTATTGTCCAACTTGTGGAAAAGAATGCAGGGATACTGTTTTAAGTACAGATTTGTATCATAGCATCTAACGTTTTGCTACTACAAATCGTTTGGGATTAAGTAAACCAAAATATTCGAGTACTCACGAATAAAAACAGGTACAAACTAATTTTTAAATTAATCACAGTTACCCAAATGTTTTGTAGTAGCTGTTATAAGTAGCTTTTATTATGCTTACAATTAAATTACTAAAAGAATTGATTAAAGACGTTCCAGATGATGCTATATTTTCTTCAATGCGTTTTGGAAATAATAACGAAATGGATTTTTTTGTTATTAAAAGAGCGTTATTAGTTGAAGGTAGTAGAAATAAGTTTTTTGTGTTAAACCAAATGGGGACACATTGGGGAGAAAAATGGGAAAAAGGAGAATATAAAATAATTAAAACAATAGAAAAATGACACAAACAATAGAATGTAAATGTGGTAAAACTTTTGCCGCATCAGGAGTTCCTTATTGCTACACAAATGAGCAATGGCAAGAAGATTTAAGAGAATACGTAAAACAAGGTTGTACAGTTTCTTTAGTTGAAGATGATAAAGTACAATTTCAACAATGTACTTGCAATGAATTAGATGAACTTAAAGGCATTTTCGACACCGTTGTTCTTTTGGAGTAGCGATTGTCCTAAAGTTACTTATAACGTTAAGGTGCTTTGCAATATGGCGGTTTCAAGGCACTGCACCTTCAATTTAGAACTAATGTTTAATCAAGGCACTAACACTGAATTTTGCACTTCACCCGCCATATTGCAAAGCACGTGTTATAGCCAGTTAATTTTAATCAAATGTCAAAATTAAATTTGTATCAAAGAAGAAAACAAGAGTGTGGTTATGTTCATGGGATGTACAAACCCGATAAAGCTGATTTTTATTTAATCAAGCAAAATGTAGATGAGTATCTAATTGCTTATTTTGATGGGGAGTTTTGGGAAAGTAAAGTAGATAGGCTTATCTGTTGGAGAGAAATACCTAAATCGGATATTTTAGCTCCGTTTTAATTGGCTATAACGTGATGCGTATATGAGAAGTGGCACTTGTAGAATGTTGAAATTTAGCACAAATGTTTATGTGCCATTTCTTATATACGCTGTTAGCAGTAGTACGGATTTAAACCACAAATGCTCAATCAAAGAACTGAACCTTTTTCTTTTCTTTTTTGTGCGGTTGGAAAATAAAAAATTAAAAATATGATTGAGATAAATAAAAATTACAACGAAAGCAATTTAGAAACAATGGAGAAAATGCCTGATTGCTTTGTGGACTTAACGGTAACAAGCCCACCTTATGATGGATTAAGAACATATAATGGTTATTCATTCCCTTTTGAGGATATTGCAAATGAGTTATTTAGAATTACAAAAGATGGTGGTGTATTAGTTTGGGTTGTTGGTGATGCAACTGTGAAAGGTAGTGAAAGTGGAACTAGTTTTAAACAAGCATTGTTTTTTAAAGAGGTAGGTTTTAATTTGCACGATACAATGATGTATAGAAAGATAAACTACATACCATTAACACATAATAGATATGAGCAGGAGTTTGAGTATATGTTTATTTTTAGCAAAGGAAAGCCTAAAACCTTTAATCCAATAATGGTTGAATGTAAAACAAAAGGAAGTAAAACAAAAGGCAGAACATTTTACCAAACAAATAGCCAAAATAAACCAACAGAAGCGCACAAAAACGATGCCGTAAAAGAATACAAACAAAAAGGAAATGTATGGGAAATACCTACTAATGCAGGCACAAAAGGACACCCCGCACAATTCCCTGAGCAATTAGCTAACGACCATATTATATCATGGTCTAATGAAGGTGATTTAGTTTACGACCCATTCATGGGAAGCGGAACAACAGCAAAAATGAGTATCTTAAATAACCGTAATTGGATTGGAAGCGAAATATCTTCTGAATACTGCGATATTATTGAAGAACGAATTAAAAAAGCGTGGGAAGAAAAAAGAAAAGAAAAAGATTTAACGCAGAAAACTCTATTCGTAGATGGAATGTAGTATTACTGCTAACGGCACTTGGCTTGTGGTCAGGTGCGGAATTTGAAAAACAAAACTTAAAATATAGAACGAATGATGATAGTAGAACAAATGTTGAATAACGCACCAACCCCGCTATTGCATATAGCCGATGTTAGTGGCAGTGCTTTGTTCAATGCTGATTGTATGGATATTTTACCTCTTATTCCTGATAAATCGGTTCAACTCATTTTGGCAGATTTGCCTTATGGAACTACTAATTTGAAATGGGATAGTGTGTTAGACCTAAACAAGTTGTGGCAAGAATACGAAAGAATAATTACTGATAATGGTGCAATAGTTTTAACAGCATCTCAGCCATTTACAACGGTTTTAATAAACTCAAATCCTGCATTATTCAAATATGAATGGATATGGTTAAAAGATAAACCAAACAACTTTGCACTTGCTAATAAAATGCCAATGAAATATCACGAAAACGTGTTGGTTTTTTATAAAAAACTGCCAAAATACAATAAGCAAATGGAAAAACGAGATGGTGGTGGAAAAAGGTATAAATATGCAGTAAACTATGAAAACCAACAAAGCGAACATTTAACGCTAAAAAATGGTGCAAAGTTTTTTGATATGGAATTTAAAAACCCATCAAGTGTGCAAAAATTCTCAACAGGGAGAAGGCAGGATTTAAAACACCCAACACAAAAACCGTTGGAAATGATGAAGTATTTTATTGCGACATATTCAGATGAAAACGATTATGTTCTTGACAATACAATGGGAGTAGGAACAACTTGCGTAGGAGCAAAGGAGTTGAACCGAAAGTTTATCGGGATTGAAAAAGAGGTAAAATATTATGACTTAGCAGTTGCTCGTGTGTTCGGGTAGCATTGCCACTAACGTTTTGCGGCTTTGTGTCTGTTTGCCCCTTGCACATAGCTTCAATTTACCACAAATATTGATGGGGCAAATAGCACAAAACCGCTGTTATAAGCTGGCTGCGGTTAATTAAACGAAAATATAAATACGAAGAACAAAACAACTTTTAATAAATTTTTAAGCGATGGGAATAGATAAAATAGGAAATAAGAAAAACTCATTTACGAGTAATAGTATTGAATACAGCACACCTTTGGCGATAGTTCAGCCATTAATAAACGAATTTGGAATAACAAAAGATGTGTGTGCAAGCCAAACAAACCATAAGTTACCTGACTATTGGAATAAAGAAGATAATGCTTTGACAAAGGATTGGATTGGTAACTGCTGGATGAACCCGCCATTTGATAGAAACTTGGCAAAGTGGGTAAGAAAAGCATCTGATGAAGCCGATAAAAATGGAGGAACAAAGGTTTGTTTGATACCTGTTAGGAGTAATACTAAATGGTGGGCTGAACTATCAATAAAATCGGAAATTCGTTTTATCAATGGCGAAGTAAATTTCAATGATGAACCAAGAGGTTTATGGATGGGAATGTGTATAATCATATTCGGAGAAAAAGCTAAAAAAGGAACATTCAGTATTATTGATTACAGGAGCGTTGGCAAAAATTTATTAAAAGTTGAAACGGAATTGTCAAACGAAGCAGGAACGTAGCAGATTGCTTATAATAGGCGCGCGCTTGGCGTCAGGCTTGTGAGCTTGCTCCAAGCGTGGAGTTGGGCGAAGGGCGCGCCTATTGGGCAAAGGTGCTGTGCGCCTTTTGCCCAACGGTTTGGGGCTTTACGTAGTGGGGGATTATACCCACAAAAGCCCAATAGAATTACAAAAGTATAATAAAAGCACAAAAGTATGATAGAAGAACAAAAGCCCCCATTACGTAAAACCCCTGTTAGTAGCAGTACGGGTAATAGTGATTGGTCTGGCAACAAAAATTCAATTTATAAAACGCTTGGGGCTTCCAACCATACGGATAAGGAACGCCAAAGTGAAGATTATTACGCAACTGAACCGAAAGCAGTTGAATTGCTTTTAGATTTAGAGGACTTTTCACAACTATATGTTTGGGAATGTGCCTGTGGTCAAGGTCATTTATCGGAAGCAATGATAAAAAAAGGAATAAAAGTAAATTCAAGTGATTTAGTTTTAAGAGGATATGATAAGGCTTATATGTATGATTTTTTAAGCGAAGAAAACAAAGAGTGGAAAGGTCATATTATTACAAATCCACCTTATAAATTCGCAAAGGAATTTGTTTATAAAGCATTATCAATAGTTCCAAATGGTTGTAAAGTTGCAATGTTTCTAAAAGTTCAATTTTTAGAAGGTAAGGCACGAAAGAAACTATTTGAAATATATCCACCTAAAACTGTTTACGTTTCAAGCAGTCGTTTATTATGTGCCAAAAATGGCGAATTTGAACAAATGATTGCTGGTGGTGGTTCGGCTGTTGCTTACGCTTGGTTCGTTTGGGAAAAAGGATTTAATGGTCAAACAGAATTACAATGGTTCAATTAGCAACGAATGGTAGTATTGCTACTAACGGACGGCGATTGTCGTGGTTGGGATAAAACAAAGACTGATAATTAAATTTAAAACTAAACTGAAAAATGAAAACAAATGTAAAAGTTAAAGACAAAACCCAATCACTACAATCGTATGTTAGTGTTTCGGTTACGGCTTCCGAGTTGCGAATAGGGAATTTAGTACACTTTCCTTTTACGGCAGAAAATGTAAAAGTATTAGGAATTAATGCTCGTGAATATAAATCTGAAATAATTCATACAATCTCTTTTGAAAAAGGAACGAATTTATATTGTGAAAAGCCTTCTGTATTAAAACCTATCCCATTGTCGAATGAATGGTTAGAAAAATTAGGATTTTATATTGTTTCTGATAATGAATATAAAACAAGATTTGATATTCTAAAAGAAGGCAGAATTGATTTTATAAGAGTAAAACACGAATTGTGTGATTCTGGAGTTCGGTTTGAAGGAGCTATGTTGAAAGGAATTGATTATGTACACCAATTGCAAAACTTCTATTTTATAATTACTGGCTCGGAATTGCAGATTGGTTCTATAACTGAACACTAACGTTTTGCAGCTATGCGCTCGTTTTAATGGCGCATAGGTGCTGTTATGCGCTGGCACGGTTGATTAAACGATAAACTTAAATTGAAACACAAAACAAAATTTTTATTAAAATGAGCGAGGGTAAAAAAGCAAAAGAACTAATTGATAAGCACCGTAAATGGGTTAATCAAATTGATGGCAGTTACTCCGAAACAGAGTATGCTAAAAAAGCTGCGCTTATTACCGTTAATGAAATTCTTGAAGTAGAAAGCAAGAAAATGATAAACGGTGATGTGAATGAATATGATTATTGGGAACAAGTAAAAAAGAAAATAAATGGCAGTATTTGATAAAGAAAAATTGTTTGATGCAGAGAAGGTAAACAAAAGCCTTGAAAGCATTGTGTGGGGAACACCAACAGAGTTGTTTGCCCCGATTGATAAAGAGTTCAGATTTACACTTGACGTATGTGCAATATCAGAAAACGCAAAGTGTGAAAGGTTTTTTACACCACAAGATGACGGACTTGCCCAAAGTTGGGAGAATGAAGTTTGCTGGTGTAATCCACCATACGGGAAAGATGTAGTAAAGTGGTGTAAAAAAGCATTACAGGAAAGTAAAAGAGGGGCAACAACGGTATTGCTGATACCTTGCAAAACGAACACAAATTGGTGGCACGACTTTGTAATACCTTATGCTGAAATTCGTTTTTTGCGTGGCAGAGTGGCTTTTGTTTACCCTAACGGAGAGCAGAGCAAACAAGCATTACCGTGGCCGCTTGCTTTTGTCATTTATCGTGGGTCGGAAGATTTTAATAAAAATTTTGAACCGCAAACTCTTTTTGGAAACGAAATGTAGTGCTTGCGTATAACGGCTACGGCTATGTGCAGTAGCGGATTTGAAACACAAAACTTAAAATTATGATACGAAGATTATTTGAAAAACTAAGGCTGATTAAACCACGTCAGCCGCACTTGCCACAAACCAATGTTAGTGGCAGTTTTAAAGAGTGGTATTTAGAATTTCGCAACGAAATGGCAAAATCTTTTGGTGTTAATTATAGCATTTCTATTGCAAGTTGGACTTTTAGTGAAAATCATAAACACTATTACGATAGGGGACTTACACCAAAAGAGGCAGTATTGGAATATGCAGCGTCAAAAAATTGCCACTAACGGTTAGTATATGGAAAGTAGGCGATAGGAAGGTATGAACCAATGGAAGCCTAAACGACACACTAAAACAAGGACAAGAGCCTTGAAATGTTACCAAGTGTTTAGCCTATTTTTTATATACATTGTTATGTACTGTATAGTGACTTTTAAGCAATAAACTTTAATTAAAGAACGAAACTAAGTAATAATATTTTGTGCGGTGGCAAATTGCTGAGGCACGAAGCAAAACAAAGACAATGATTAAACTATACAAAGGCGATTGCCTTATTGAAAGCGATAAAATAGAAAGTGGTAGTGTTGATTTGATATTAACTGATTTGCCATTTGGTACTTTAAAAGGTGCTACATTGACAAGTTCAAAAACAAGAAACAATGAGTATTCTTGGGATAATATTATTGATACGAATAAAATTTATAAGATAGCAAACAGAATACTTAGGAAAAACGGTAAAATGTTATTGTTTTGTCAAGAGCCATTTACAACTGAATTGATAAACAAAGCAATACCAAATATACCTTTAAGTTATAGAGCAATATGGGAAAAGAATGATTTTGCAAATTGTTTGTTTGCAAAAAAAGCAATGGTAAATTTTTACGAAGATATTCTAGTTTTTAGCAAAAATGAAGATACAGAAAAAGCACACCCTTTGAGAGAGTATTTTTATACTGAATACGAAAAAACAGGTTTGACCTATAAAGAAATAAACAGAGATTATTTAGAAACCACTTTTGAAGGTGGCGGTGGAATGGCTTACAATATGCTTTGTAGAACACGTTTGTATTTTAGTATGCCAACAGAAGAGGCTTATAGTAGATTGCAGAAAACTGGATATTTTAAAAAGCCTTATGAAGAGCTTAAAATAGAAGACGAAGCGTTTAAAAACAAAATGAAAAGCACATTTAACCTTTGGGAAGGTAAAAAATACAAAAGTAATATACTTAAATACAAAAAAGATTATGATGGCTACCACCCAACGCAAAAGCCAGTTTTATTGTTAGAGGACTTAATAAAAACTTTTAGCAACGAAAATGATTTAGTAGTTGATTTAACTATGGGTTCTGGTAGCACTATGGTAGCCTGCAAAAACACCAATAGAAACGGAATAGGTATTGAAATGAATGACGAGTATTTTAGTATTGCTGAGAAAAGGGTGGAAAAAAATATTATTACGACTGGTGAGCAAACAAGTATATTAGACGAACTGAACTAAGCTATATTGTACATAACTATTTACTAAGCGTTACTAAAGAGGTAAAACACTAATAAAATTAAGACTTATGATTACCACAATAGAATTTAAATATGGTTTTATTTATAAAGGAGTTAGGTATGCTTGGAAAAATAAAAAATTATACAGACTTCCTTTTGAAAGAAATCTAAGAACTTACAGATTAAAAGAAATCCCTCAATATGTTTTTAAATCAACGCAAGTTTATAATGTGCAAAGAAGTAAGTTAACTATAAATAAATTAAAATTTTTAACAGAAAAAGTTGATTGGAATATTCAAACAATAGTAGAGGATGAATGTCCTTTTTAATAATGTAAATGTATGATATATTGTAAAGAATGTAGACGTAAGGCAGTTATGGATGCTTTTAGTAATGGTATTTGTGGAGTGTGTAGTGAAGATATTTCTTGTAGCCATAGTCCTTGTAATTTAGTTTGTTACAATTGCGCGGAGGATTTTAATTTATGTGAATCATGTGGTAAAAGTTTAAAAGATGAATAGAAAAGAAGGTCTTTATAAAGTTAAATTTAACGGACAATGGAGAATAGCAAAATGGACAGTAAATCCTGATATGGATTCCTCTTGGTGTTGTTGGTGGATAGTGGGAGAAAAACCTAAAGCATGGGGATGGTCTGATAAAGATTTTGAAGATATTCTTGAATCTTCTTGGTCTCCTAATTCTAAATAAAAACACGTTAGAAAAGTCAATTAATTTATGAGTAATTATTTACAGACTAAGTTTCAATATTATCCAAGTGATATAAGAATTGTAAAACCTCTTGGAGAAATTACACTCTATGACTATTTATATAAAATAAAAAACCCAACTGAGCAAACAGTTAACTTGTTTAAACAAATAGAGGAAGCTAGTGCTGTTGGAGACCTAAAATTAAAAGCAGAACTAAAAGCCAAGACATATTATTTTACTCCTTGTATTTTTAGTGACGGTCAAGGACGTTCTTATTCAAATATTAAATCTTGGACAGGTTTAATGATAATTGATGTAGATGGTTTAACTCCTGAGTATGCTATTGAGTTTAAGGAGTATTTATTTCACACTTATAAATTTTTTATTTCGGTTTTTTTATCAGCGTCAAAAAGAGGAGTAAAGGGCATTGTTAAAATCCCTATCTGTCAATCAACGGACGAGTTCAAATCTTATTTTTATGGGCTTATGGATAAATTTCAGGAATATAAAGGCATTGATTTCAGTTCAAAAAATTGCGCCTTGGCAAATTACTTAACATACGACAAAGAGTTGTTATACAGATTAGACGCAACAGAATGGAATGGTAAAGGTATTCAACTAGACGAATTTAAAATTTTTGAGGGTGAAGCTATTACTTTAGAAAACATTACAGAAGAAGATGTGGAGCAAGTTAAACTTATTTTAAAAAGAATGTTTAATAAGATTGTAGACTCAGGACATTTAATTGTACGTTCTGCATCTTTACTTGCAGGTGGATTTTGTAGTGCAGGATATATGAATATAGACGAAATGAGAGAGTATTTATTTGATTTGATAGATGATACTGATTATTTACAAAAGTCTCCTAAAACCTATAAAACGACATGTGTACAGATGATTAACAAAGGATACCAAAGCCCCGTTTATTTACAGAAAGAAGATGAAAGATAGAAAGTATTTTTTAAGAAAGGATTTGGAAACTTTTAAACGTAAATTTAAATTAGTTTGCCGAGAAAAAAGTTTAGAAATAAATAAATATTCAGATTTACTTGCACAGAATAAAAATAATCACTATGTTTGCAAAGTAATTAAAATAATAGAGTTATGAAAACAGAAATTTTAGATAAAATTGTAGATGTAGCCTTAATAGCAGGGATATGCTTTTTAGCTTATAATAAATTAGATGGATGGGGATGGTTAGTCTTTATATTAGCTATTAGAAACTAAACAGAATGGATGCAATATTTGAGATTTTAGGAGAGTTACTTACTACTGCTTTGATAACTAAGAAGGGTGTTTATTTTTTGCTGTTTTTTATTCTTTTGTGCGGAATTTCTGTGTATGTTTATTTTAAAGGCTATGAATAAAGAACAAAAGTTAATATCAAAAATCTATGATGCCTTTGATGATTTATATTTATCATACGAGGAAGTTGAACTATTAAAAGAAATGATACATGGAGTATAGTAAATTAGAAGAAGAAATTAATAAACATACTCAGTATTGGGATTGTTATAACGATTGTCCTATAGAGTACAATCATACAGGTAAGGTTATGAAAATTATTAAAAATTTTTCTGTTTCTTTTAATCTTTTTTGTGCCGAAAATTACACACCAAAAAGAGTTTTAAATAAACCTGTCATTTGGGAAGGAAATCAAAATAAAAGCCATACAACGGAAGAATTATATAAAATATTTTTAAAAAGTTATGGAATATAAAGTAAAACTAAGAAAGCTAAACGCTACAGGAACAGCTAGAGATGAAGTTAAGTTAGATATTGTTTTAGAACAACAGTTAAGTGATTTAATAGAGTGTTTTTTAACTGCTGATTCTTTTGGTAAGAATATGATATTGAGAAGAGCTAAAAAAATAAGTAAGTTATGAAAGATACAAATAAAGAAGGTTTCTATGACCTACCAAAAAATGAAAGTTGTACAGATATAAATCATAATCCTCCATCTCATCTTTATATTCCGCCAGGGAAAGGATATAAGCATATTTGTCCTACTTGTGGTAAAATAACTAATTTAGTCCCCTTACAAATAACATTTTAATTATGAAATATAAATACTCTAAGTTATATTGGTTTTTAAGAGACCTTGAATGGGTGAAAGTCTATTTTTCTCCATTCAAACCCCCAATACCAAAAATTTACATTGGAAAAGTGGCTATAGGAGTTCCTTACTTCTTTCCCCGTGTTTGGCGAAAAGCAACACCTAAAAAGGCTCTTGAAGCAACCTTAAAAGAAATAGAAGAAGTTAGGAAGTATAATGAAAAAGAACAAACGTATAAACGTACAGTAAGAACTTATGATGAGATATACACACAAAAAATAAACAGCTCTTTTGCTCAACCTAAAAAAATAGGATTTGATTTTGTTAATTTAGGTTGGAAAACAAAATGGACATCAGAGGATTATAGGTTTGAGTGGAGTCCAGTGTGGTCATTTATTTTCTTTAAGTGGCAAATTGCCATAACTTTTGTAGCTTTTGAAGCGCATCATTTTTGGGAATGTTGGCTTTATTATTCAAGAGAGACTAATGGTACAGTAAAAGAAAGATTAGAAATCTGTAGGAAAGGGTTTCCTTGTATTTGGACAAGTCATAGTGATAAAGGCAAAGTAACAACAAATTATTGGGATGTAGTAATTAAAAATAAATATTTATGATTTTAGATTTAGAAAAATTGTGGCAAATTTTAAATATATTGTCTAACAAACAGGATGAACTTTGTGAGCAAGATATTTATGTTTCTCTATTAGGTAATAACTCAATGTATAGCAGTCCTAGTTTTGAAAGTTTTTTAGAATATTACAGTTTTAAAATTGATAAAGAAAATATTGTTGTTTTTAATCAAGATGATATACCTTACGAAAACTATAATAATAATGATTTTAGTTATGTTCCTTCTGTTTTACTTTCTTTTGGCGAAAAAGAATTAGAACAGTGGATTGATACTGAGATTCAGGTGCAATTAAATCAACAAGACCTTGAAAAATCGGCGGAAAAAGAAAGAATAGAACAAGAGATAAAACAGTTACAAAAACGGTTAAGTAAATTATGAAAGTATACAAGATAGAAGAATTAGGAGAAGTAACTCATTTTGCTTTTGATGGAAATAAAAAGGACGCTTTAAATTGGTATATTGAAGAAACCATGTGTGATGAAAATGAAATTACTTCTATATCTTTATTACCACGAAAAAATTGGAGAGATATTACAATAAAATTTAATGAAGATGAAGAATCTCTTGTTGTATCTTTAGAAGAATATATGAAAGGTCATATTAATAATGAAGTGATATGTAGTACTGCATATTTATAGCTTAAAAATCGTGCAAAAAAGATGAAAGACAAAGAATTAATTAAACACCTATACCACTTCATAATGGAATTAGCTATGAAAGTAGACAGAAAAGATTTTGATAAACTTAGAGTAGAGTGGGAAACATTAAACAAAGAAATAGAAACTAAACTTAAAATAAATGGGTAAAAAAAAGTATACACAAGAACAGATTGACTTTGTAACTAATTTGATTAAATTAAACGACTATAAAGTTACTCCTGCCACAATACTAATGTGTGAAAAGTTTAAGATAGACTACAATGAAAATGTAGGGAGAAGATTTAGAAAAATTATGCAAAAAATTGGAGTTACAAATAATGTAGTCACAATAGAAGATACTGATGTTTTTAAAGAAGCTCAAAATAAACAACACGATAACACTAAAAAAAGATACCTTATTAGTTGGGGACAATCAGATACAGCAATACATAAAAGGTTTCTTAAAAATATGGAAAACTATGCTGAATATATAGATGCTGACATATTAATAATCGCAGGTAGGTATTCCAATCCATCATCTTTATCTGCAAGTAAAGCTATAAAATCAAAAGAAAAAACTGTAAAAAATACATGGGATAACTCTATATTACCATATCTTGATGCAAATCGTCATAATTTACATGAACATTTAGTAGTCTTATCGGACGTCAAAATCCAACCTACAGCTTCTACACCACTTTCTTCATTAAATGGTCTTACAGGACTTGAAAGTTGTATTATAGGGCATCCTAGACAACATTTAAAGTTTCTACCTGTTTTAGATGGTTATCCAAGTAAAGTTTTATTAACTACAGGAGCATGTACAATTGAAAACTACACTGATACAAAAATTGGAAAATCGAGCGAATTTAATCATGTTTTGGGATGTGTTATAGTTGAGTTAGATGGAGATATTTTTCATATTCGTCAAATTTGCGCTGATAAAAAAGGAGATTTTTATGACTTAAATTACAAAGTCGAGCACGGTAATATCTATACTAATGACAAAATTGAAGTTGCTGTTCTTGGTGATATTCATTTAACGAGCGAAGACAAGGAAAGTGTAGATGTTTCTTTTAGTATTTTAGAAAAATTTAAACCAAATCATGTTATTTTACACGATATTGCAGATATGTCGAGTATTAGCCACCATGAAAAACGTAATCCATTTCAGCTTTTAATAAGAGAAGAAGATGGTTCTAATTCTTTAGAAAAAGAGTTAGATTATATCAGGAATTGGTTTAAAAATAGACCTGTATATAATTATGTTATTCCAAGTGCCAACCATAACAACTTCATTGACAGGTGGTTACAAAATGAAGATTGGCGAAAAGATGGGAATAAAAAACTTTATTTAGAGTTTGCTAATATAACCGCTAAAGGATTAGCTCCAAAAGGTATTATTGCCTATATTTTAGAGTCAGAGTTTGATTATATTAAATGCTTAGGTGTAGATGAATCTTATAATGTTTTGGGGTGGGAGTTGAGCCTTCATGGAGACAGAGGCGCATCAGGAAGTCGTGGTTCAGCAGTTCAATTTAAAAATCTTAATGTTAAGAATGTTACAGGACACACTCATAGTGGTTTAAAACTAGATGGTCATTTATGTGTTGGTACATTAACTAAACTCAGAATGGGATATAATCTTGGAATGTCCTCATGGTCGGTTTCAAATGTAGTTATTTATCCTAATGGAAAAGCTCAACATATTCATATAACGAGAGGTAAGTATACTACTTTCTTTTAACCATCTTCTTATATTACATCCTTTAACCCTTCAATCTTATAGTTGAGGGGTTTATTTTTTCTGTTTTTATTCTTTTTTTCGCGAAATTTTAAAATAATTTAACTTTATCTTGTGCAATTAAAAATTAATGCTTACATTTGTAAAATAAAATTTATAATTATGACATTAAAAGAGAAGTTTTTACCTAAAATGTATTGTTTTATGGGCAGTGGTATGTTAACTAATACATACGATAAAGATGTGGCTGAGAGTAATGCGGAAGAATGTGTACAAATAACAGATGATTTTGCTATTGGGTTTAAAGATTGATGTGATGAATTAAATGAAACCATTTATGAAGATGGAATTGGAGATAAAACCAAACAAAAAACTACATCCGAACTACTACAAATCTATAAAAAAGAAAAAGGACTATGAAATACAATCTAAAAAAGATGTTACAGAAATGTGTAGCACAAAAAGTTGATTATGTTTTACTACACTATGGATTTATAGAAAATTGTAAGCTAACAAAAACTGAAAGAGAGGCTTTACAGAAATTACTAGAGGAGATGAAAAGTAGTAATTTAGTTATAGTTTTTGATAGTATTGCTTTTACTCCTTATATAACCCCTTATAATGGAGGTTATGTTACAGCAGGAATAAAATTTAACACGGTAGAAAATTGGTAATTATGGAAATAACATGGACATATAATTGGTTAGAAACAGTAGGTTTTCTGTTTTTAATTGTTTTTGGCGGAATTTATTATTTGCATCACTTTTGTGAGGTTTAACCTGACAACTTAACTATGAAATATAAATATTATGATTGATTTTGAAAAATTTAAAAACTATTTAGACTCAGAAGAGGGTCAAAAAGCTATGGATAGAATGGCTGAAAAATGGGCAAAAGAAGATGAATTTAATAAAAGATGGAAGAACAGAGTTAAGAGCTTTCTAAAAGATAAAACAGATGAAGAATTATCTGTTTTATTTGAAGATTTTCATAAACACGCTGAAAAAAGAAGAGACATTCTTTGGAAACAAAGGTATGATGGAGAAACTTCTTTATATAATCCTCTATTTGGAGCTATGAAAAAGTTGGGTAAAAAATCTAAAAATAAAAGATATAATATGTTCACAACAGCTATGTATAATTGGAAAGGTTATCAAATAGAGTCTTATTGCGGACAAGGTTGTTTTCACTCACTAAGTAAAATGTAATAATGGAATGGATTAAAGACCCCCTATACACAAACACATATTATACAACTGAGAAATTTAATGGCTATCAATACAATGTCTTAGTAATAACAGAAGAATCCCCTAAAACTATTAAATATTGGATTCATGCTTCTTCAGGTAAAAAACGTAGAGAGTTTGAGATATTTGAAGATAAAGAAAATAAGTCTTTAGGAGGCATCCGTTCAATATTTTGGATTAAGGAAGCTATGTATGATTTTCCAAATTATTTTAAAAATAAAGTCAGGGATAGACAACAATATATCTGTATAGGGTGGTCTAATAATAGAAGAAGAAATATTTATTCAAGATTGATAAAAGAAGGTTTTGAATTTAGGTCTGAACAAGGAAGAAAAATTTTAATTAAAAAATTATGAGAAACACATTAGGAATATATAATCTCTTCGGAGAGAATAATAAATCAAAAATGCTATTTTACAATTGGTGTAAAGACAGTGATGAATTCTGTGAGTATGATGTAGAAATGTTAGAAAATGATTTATTTATTCCATCTATAAATACAAGTAACCAATACTTCCATTTTCATAGAGGAAATATCTTAGACTTTTTAGAAAGTAAAGGATATTATATAGGACTTCCTTTAAGAGGAGAATATAAATATGTCACTTGTTGTTATTTTAAAGACCCTTCTGATATTAAAACTAAGTCTGTTAGAAGACCTTTCTATAATAATTCAGGAATAGTTGGTAGAACAAGAGCCTTGGAAATTGGGGTTATAAAATGCATTGAACACTTAGAAAAAACATTATGAAAATAGCTATAAAGGTGCTTTAGAATTAAACAAATAACTTGGAAATAATATGAATGAATACGATGTAAAAAGACTGGCTTTAGTACTCGCTATACAAGCTGAAATTGAGGGAGGAAAAGCTGAAAATACTTACTATAGTAACCTTGGTTGGGAAATACCATATAGAGAAGAACACTTTTTTGCAAAAGCGGGAGAATTAAGAGAGTTAGCGAATAAACATAATGAACAGCTATGAAAGGCATAAAATTTAAAATGAAAGATGGCAGTTGGGATTATTATGACCCACTAAACCAAAGTGATTTCTCAGAAACAGATACACATTATGTTTTAGACATGATTTATTTATACGATATACCTAAAAGTGAAGTTGAGTATTTTGAGTGGTATGATTTATGTGAAGAGTGTGGACATGAACTCTTTGATGATGGATGTAGGAGATGTATTTCAGAAAGAGAGTTACAACAATTAAAAAACGAAGGATGAAAACTAAATTAGATTTTTATAAAATGTTTGGTATTATTCCAGGAATGCACTACCATGCTTTAGATTACTCTATTCAGGTTTGTGAAAAATCTTTTAATTTATATGAAGAGGCAAAAACGGATAAGGAAAGAGAGTTAAATTTAATTATTGCAGAAACAGTGGCTAAACACACTTTTCCACCAATACCAATAGAAAATCAACCTTTCTATGGAATTTACAGAAATGAAAAATGAAACAGTTAACTGAAGAAGAATACAAAATTTTAGCTGAAAGATTTAATAAAATGACGTTTCTGCAAAAATTAATAACTATAAAGAACAATGAAAATTTAATGTTTATAGAGACAGATGGATACAATGTTAGACTTAGATTTGTTGACCAAGAGGTTATGAAACGTGAAAATGATTTATTATTTTCTTTTCCCGAATTTTTTGATTATAGCCATTTAAAAGATATTTTTAGTTTATCCGATATTAAAATTAAAAAACTTTTATGAAAAATATATTCAAAGACCGTACAGGTGAAATACACATTACTAACGAAGGTTACGAAGTTGAGATTATTGAGTATTATGGTAATAATAGTTGTACTATAAAATTTAAAAATGGAGTGGTTATTAAAGATAAATCGTATCATAGTGTAAGAAAAGGAAGAATTAAAAACCCATACCATCCTTCTGTCTATGGTGTTGGTTATTTTGGTCAAGGGAAATATAAAGCAGTAATTGCCTATAAAAGTACTAAATATTATATAACTTGGATAGATATGATAAAAAGATGTTATTCAGAAAAAAGTCAACAAAATAACCCAACATATAAAGATTGTACAGTAGATGAAAGATGGCACAACTTTCAAGTCTTTGCTGAATGGTTTGAAAACAATTTCAATCCTGAATATATGGACAGATGGTGTTTAGACAAAGATATTCTACAAAAAGGTAATAAAGTTTATTCTCCTGAAACTTGTGTTTTTATACCACATATAATTAATAATGTGATTAAAGAGGGGGGTAATAAAGGAGTTTATAAATCAACAAGGAGTTCTTACAAGTGTCAATTAACAATAAAAGGCAAAACACGTTTTTTAGGGTCTTATAAAAATAAAAAAGAAGCTTATGAAGTGTATAAAGAAGCTAAGAAAAAGTATATTAAACAAATTGCTGATGAATGGAGGGATAAAATAGGTAAGAATATTTATGAAGTACTTTATAAATGGGAAATAAAATAAATTACTATGACATACAAAAAATTTAAACACAATTTCTTTCTCATATTTTATTGTGGAATTTCCATCCATTGAATTATGTGCCAACCATTACCTTCATCTACAACACCTCCACCATCTTCATATAACCAAATTCCATTTTCAAAATAACCTAAAGTGGTGCATGTTATATTTTCTTTAGGTCTCCTATAATCAAATGTTTTTATAATGACAGACCTTTCGTCTTCAGGAGTTTGTTCATTTACATTTATCCATTTAGGAGCTCCTGCTTCAAATCCCGCTATAAAACATTGTTCTACAAGACCATCTTCAGACCTATCTATTAAATCTGAATATTCTTTTGCTAACCTCTCTTTACTTTTCATTTATCTCTATTTTAGGTTCTTTATCTTCTAAATGTGTTATTGTGTAACTTTCTCCTACTTTAATTTTATTTAAGATGTATACACCTGTTTCTATGTTTTTTATTTCAGGTTGTATTTTGTCTGTTATTGTTTTATAATCTTCTTTCCCAGCCCACCAAAAACGAATAAATTGACGGGAAGACTCAAAATGACACCAATCATTACCATTGAATAATTCATTTTCTGTCTCTTGTAATTTTCCTAATCCATCCCAATCTACTAAGGTTTTGTAATATCCTTTTCTTAGGGGTTTTGATATGCTGTTATTTATCCACATTTTCTATAAATTTTATGTTACTTGGTAAAACACTTTCTATTGTTCCATCAGATAATTCTACTAAAGCTACTGTAAAGTTTCCCGCTCCTGTTTCAAATTCTTCATAAGAGCAACCCCATATATGAAATAACCCTTCATGTATAAAATCTTTTTCCCAACAATTAGTTCCCTCTTTTACTCTTTTGAAAGCTCCCTCACTAATATATTCTGCTATAATCCATTTTTTAAATAATACTTTTCTCATTTCTTTTTACTTTTATACCTAAATTTTGCTTTACATTCTTCATTAATACACTGTACTACTTTTGAGCCTTTTCTTGTTTGTTTTAAGTTTGATTGGCATTTTGAGCAGTTATCTGTTTTTAGCCTTTCTTGTATCTGTTTATCTATGTTTTCATTCTTTTTTCGGCGAACTTCAGCTTTATATTGCTTTTCTTCCTCTGTTGGTGGTATAAGAATTTTAGCTAATCTCTTATACTCTTTACTTATCCAAGGGTCTTCATAATGATTACCTAAAGATATTTCATCTCCTAATTTTATAAATAAATCCCATTCACGTTGATTGTCTCTCATAACCATTCTAAATTTATAGGTTCATAAAATTTATTATCTCTATCAACTTCTTTTTCAAAACTTTTCTTTCCATACCAATAAGCATAAACTTTTTTCTGTTCTTTTTCTAGTTTTTTATACGCGGAATTTGCTTCTTTTTGAGTTTTAAAAATTAATGTTTCTTCTCCTCCATACCAACAGATTCCAATAGGATTGAAACCAGCTTCTCTTACTGTTCGTAATGTTATGGAGGTTGAAGTTCCATATTTATATCCATTATCTTCTAACCACTCATTATAAGCTATATTTTCTTGTAACTCCTTATTCCATTTTTCTTTTTGTTCAGGAGTTATTCTATCTAATATTTCCTGTATTATTTTACTCTTCATTAGTGTAAATATTTTATTATAATATCTGAGTTATCTATTAGATTTGAATTATATAAATCATAGGCAGATACACCTACATTGTCTTTGCAGTTCATGTACCATAAATCATTTTCTAAATAGAAATCACATTCTTTGTATCTATCATAAGCTATTAGATTTTTCTTGGCTTTATTTGATTGTTTTTTGGTGTGTTTCATCTCTTAAAATATAATCTGTTGGTTTTAAATCTAATACTCTTGCTAATGTTTGAAAACTGTCAGAGGCTGAATCGTAATTATGTTCTTCTAATTCGTAATCTAAATACCCTCCAAATTCATCTTTTTCTACTATTTCTGCGGAAAACTTTTCCGCATAAGGTGAATTAATACACTCATCTGCGATTCCCAAAAGATTGTAATTATTATGTGGTAGTTTTATTCTTTTACCTTCGTCCTGGTCAAAACCTTTTATATATCCATCTGAGCAATCTCCTATTACATAGTCTATGTCGTTTTCTACAAATATATAATTATTATGTTTTTTCATATCTTAATTATTTTTATTGGTATACCTCTCTTTTCCGCCATTTTTATAGAGCTTAAAGTGCCTTTACTCACCCCATTCCAAAATGCAATCAAATGTGTTGCATCATTTATTATTAATTGATTTCTTAAAAATCCTGCTTTCTTACCATGAGTATCCCAATCAGGTAAATGTTCTATAATATCATACTGATTTTCTAAACAGTATTTTTTAATAAGCGCATCAGCCCCTGACTTACAACCACCGCTTATATAATCAATCTCTTCACCTAAATCTTTTATTAAGTACTCTAATTTTGCTCTAAAAAGGTCGTAGTCTCCAAAACCTCTACTACCTACAACTGCTACTTTGACTATAGACATAAATATTGTTTTATCTTATCTTCAGTGCATTTAAATATTTCTAACAGGTCTTCTCTATTGTCTTCTGTTAACATGCCTCTATTAAGCCTTATCGCTAATTGTCTTCTTTGTAAAAAATGATTATATATAGGACTGTCCTCTGAAACAGGTATTTTACCATGAGCTATTTTTTGTAGCTTATTTAAATTTTCTATATTACTCTGTGCTTCCATAATTTATTGTTTTGTTTCAATATATCCGTTTATTCTCCAACCCCATTTTTTAGTCCAAGTGAAATATGGAATTTTATTTTGTATCATATACTTTTGTTATTTTAAATACTCCTATACCTTGTTTTTGTGCGTAAGTTAGCAACTCTTCTTCTGTTTTAAATTTTTCTGCCCACAAGTATCCTCTAAACTTTCTATGATAATCGTCCCAAAATCCTTGTCCATCTACTTCTTGTATTGTATAAAATGTTCTCATATTTTCTTAAATTCATACCCTGTTAATTGTGGTTCATATTTTGTTTCCCATACTCTATAAGGTGGTACATCTTCTAATATAGTTTCTGTATTTTTTGTTACGTAATGTGGATTAGTTTCTACAACCAAGCCATGTTCTTTAAATAATCTTTCCGTGTATTCTTTTGGGTCTTTCATTCCCGCCACAAAAACAGAGTTACCCTTATCAAGTTGTTCAACTAGTATTTGTAAAGATGCTTGTGTTTTACCTGTTCTCATCATAATCACATATATTCTTCATAAATAAAATCTTCAAAACACTCTTGACAAGAATAAAAATATTTTACTCCATTATATAAACTAAATTGTCTACTCTCTGCTCTATTTGAGCTACAATAATCACATCTACACATAAATTTGTTCACCTTTTTAATTATTTATACGGCAAATATAAAACAAAAAAGTCAAACACGCAAGTATTTGACTAATTATTTTTAAAATATTATTAATTTTTATTTATTCGTCTTTTTTAAATATTCTACTCGCAAATGCGTAGTTATAAAAAAGATTTTCATCGTTAGTCTGGTAGTGGGTGTAAGACCTCCTATAATCTAAAGGGTCAGCAAATCTAAAATAATCTTTATAAAAAGGTATTAATTTTTTAATATAGTTATTTTTTTCCTCTGTTGTACCTCCTAAATCACTTATTTTAGCCCAATCTTCTAATTTACCCTTAATCATAAGAGGATTATCTAAAGTATGGTAAAGAGAACTTGGTAGTCCAATAGTCGAACCTATTTGTTCAGTAGCTAAACGTGTTAATAGAACGTCTGTCATTGCAAGTCCAACCCCTACTTCATCTTGGTCATCGTTGTATCTGCTCAATAAAAGTGCCATAAAAGCTAAGGCATTTGCAAACCCTATATCAACCAAAACTCGTTTTATATTCTTTTTTTGATTTTCATCGGCATTTTCATAAATTTCTCTAATATTTTTAGGATTTGAAAAAACTTTACCCATAAAATTAGCAACACTTCTCCAAGAACCTTCTTGCAATATTCCACTCTCACTGAGGTTAAAGTGCTGATACTTAAAGCGTTGTGGGAGAGCAGACAGAAGATAATTCAAGTGACTAAGAAAAAAATTAAATTTTGCATCTCTTGCCCAAATAGATTTTTGACTTTGCGGAATTTGGCTATCAATTCTATTTGTAAAAGCTAAAGCTCTTGTGGATATTGATAATTTCTTTTCTTCTAAGTATTCTTGAACTGTTTGGTTTGGTCTTGGTTTTATCTTTTTCTCCATCCTTTGTAAAAATTCAGGATTTGTAAAATCTAATACTCCATCTTTTATTGCCGAAACAAAATCAGGAGCAAATAATTCATTTTTAGTCCATTCAGACTTAACATCTCCTTTAAAACCCTCCGAATTTAATTTTTGTTTGAATTGATTAAAATCTAATATTCTTCCATCAACTATTCTATAGTCATTTAATATTCCAAATACTCCACGTTCTACTATTGGATAGTTAGCTATCTCATGTAGTTTTGAATTAGCACTAATAGCTAACCTCAAACCTTTACTATATTGAGAGTCTTCAAAACGGTGAACTGCATTAAAAATACCTAATGATTCTCCAATAACGTTACCAACAGATTTAGATTCAAGCCCCATAGCTTCTTTGGCATCACTAGCAGCATATTTCATAAACATTTTGTTCCCTAGATTAGCAGCAATAGGATTGATAGTCTCTCCTATTATTCTCTCCATAAACTTTTGTGTTGCTCCTTGCATTACGTTAGTTATAGGTACTAAAACTGTTCCTAAATTGACTTTCTTAGCAAATTTATTTAAAGAAACTAAAACTTTACCCACATCTATTGTTCTATCTCCTGCTTTTATTTCATAAGAAAAGTTTTCTTTAACTCCATAGAAATTACTCTCCATGAAAGATTTAAACATTTTTAAAGAGTTTGTAGCATCAGCTTGTTTCTTTTCAAAAGTACTATTTGATAACACATCTTCTATTACAAACATATCCCCAATATTTTCCTGTCTTGCTTTAAATAAAGAAGCTTGTTTTCCCCACATAGCATAAGCATAAAGATAGTTTTTAGTTAACTCCTTCTTATCTTCAAGAGGTGTATTATAGTATGTTGGTACAGTATATAATCCATTAGTATCTAAAGTTCCTTTTTCTTGTTCTTCGGGTCTAAATGTTGCCCAATCTCTTACTGACTGAACTAAAGCTTGTGGATTGGTGTTGATGTATCTTTCTACAGTTGTTGCTCTTACTTGGGGCATCATATATCTATCTCGTTTTCCTGTCAATTCTTGATAATCAATCATCAAGTCATTGTACTTTAGAATCTCTTTTCTAAGTTCCCACAAATCATTATTTTTAGTAGTTCCTGGCTTTCTATCTCCAGTCTCATCTAAATCAAACATTTCATAATACGCTTTATTTTTTACTTGGTCAAGATAAGCTTTACTCCATTGCTCCTTTTTAGCATCTCTATTTTTTATAAATTCTTGATTTATATTGTCATTTAGTTTTTCCATATAAGAAAAGCTAGGGTTTATTTTAATTAAATCTTTTCTTTTTATAAAATCCTCTACTGTTAAAGTACCTGCTTCTAATTGTTGTTTTGTCTCTGTATATCCAATAGGCTCTGTTCTTTTTAGATAAGGTAAAAGTTTTGTTTTTGCATATTTCAACAATGCCTCTTCCTTTTCTTGTTGCGACATATCTTCTGTAAAGTACCTAGAATATGCTTTAGATATATTTCCGCCCTCTACTATTCTTTGAGCCCCTCTTATTGAAGCTACTCCATTTGGAGTTGTATTCTCTAAGATAAAACTCAACTCATCTTTCCCACTGTCTTTAACGTAGTTTGTATAAGCGTCATTAACAACAGTTTCTGCTTCTAACTCTGATTCAACTTCTTCTTCATTTTTTAAAATGTTTCTAGCTTCGGTATATAGACTTTCTAATTGAATTTGAGCTAATTTAATTTCATCTTTTTGAACGTTGTTCATCTGTATGAAATTTGTTTCACTAGGTTTATTGTAAACACTATTTTCTCTTAAAACTCTGTTTATAATTGCTTGTTGCTGTCTTATATTAGTTATTAAGTCTGTTGCTTCTTTTGTGCCGTTATTTCTAAGCTTATCTACTAAGCCTGTATTTGTCTTAAACCCTTCATAGTAAGAATCGGGAAATGAAATATAGGAATTGTTTTCTAAAAATTCTAATTTTTCATTTGTTGTTTGTAAGGCTTCTAAATCTTTTATGAATTGTTCGGGAAGTTCTATTGCTCCTTCACTTTTATATAAATCAACAACGGCTTTATTATATTCTCTTTCAGATTTAAAGTTAGAAGGTTTAATAGTTTTATCTTCAACTTTATTATACCACCTTAAAGCCTCATCTGTTTTATAAAAATCTTGTTCTATTAAGGAAATTTGATTTAATCCTACAACTGTTTCTGCGGTGTCTTTCTCTCTTTGTGACAACTTTGTCCATGAGTCTTTTTCTACTCCATTTTCATATTTATCAATATCTACAATATAGCGACCTAAATTATCATCATATATTTCTTTTATACCCGCCAATAAACTTCCATCAGACGCTCTAGGATTAGAATCTATTTGTCTGTTCTGACTAATTTTTTTCCACTCTGCTTGTGTTTCTTTTGTAATGTTGTTTCCTGCCTCAATTCTAATTTGAGTAGATTGTCTTTTATATTCATCATTTACTCTTAAAGCTCTTTCATCTACATTTAGTAATGATATAGGGGCATCTTGTCCTGCTAATTGAAGTTCATGTTTGTTTTTTCTATCAATAAAATCTTGGGTAAAATAAGAGTTATATTTCCATTTAGTAAAATTACTCCATTCATTTTTAAACTCTGCTTGTAACGATAAGGTATCTAATGAATTTTCAGATAAAGTGTCAAAATAAGTAGAAAAATCCGTATCTTTTGTTACTTTACTGAAAGAAAATCCTTTAACCTCTATTATTTTATTTATTATCTCTACTTTCTTATTTAATTCTAACTCTTCTGCTTTTACAGGGTCAATCTCATTTATAATAGAATCTCCGCCTTGATGCAATAACTCTAGGTTTTTCTGATTTAGATTAGGAATATTAAGTAAACTTTTAAATGGTTTTTGAAAGTATTCAATACCTTGCAAATTCATTCTTTCAATTATATTTCCCGCCACATTCAAAACTCCTGAACGAGCTAATAGCAAAGAACCTAAATGTGCATGGAAAAAGTCAGTATCTTTTTGAACTCCTTCAATACTGTTCTCCATATACTTAATATAGGTGGCTCTATTATCTCCAACCATTTCATTTGCATCAGCAATCTTTTCAATCATGTTTTTAAAGGATTCTTTTCTTAATTTAGAAATATCCCCTTGCATACCAAACATTTGTTTTGCAATATCATCAATAGAGGCTATCATTTCCTTTTCAAAATTGTTTAAAGGATTTAGAGTTGCTTTAACCTCTGATAATGATGGTAATACTCTGTCTTTTATACCCTGAAACAGAATATTTTCAGTTTGTGATAGTGGGTGGTCTCCCTCTTGTGTTTTATCAATTGCTCTACGTATTGTATTTACTTGTGAAGATGTAACTCTAATTAAAGATGCTATTCCTTTTAGTTTTTCAGCATTTTCTAATTCGGCAACTACTCTTTTTTGCTCCTCTGTTAATCCTTCTGTAGATGTTGTTGGTGTATTTATTTCTCTTTCGGCTCTTTCTAATAAAGATTTTTCAACGGAGTTTCTCGTTTTACTAGCTTGTTCTCTAAGGTTTTCTAATAATTTTGTACTTGCGCTGTACAGTTTATGCGCTTCAGTACTTGCACTTGAAATAGAAAACAATACATCAGTATCTTGGGTATTGGTATTCAAATTTATAGTCTCTTTAAATAAATTTCTATAAACTTGTCTTTCTAAGTTTTTTAATTCTAAAGCATAATCATTACTAAAATATGCTCTAATTCTATCAAAAAACTCATTGAAAAACTCTTTAATCTTATTTATTATTGAGTCTTCAATTTGATTTGTGTTTCTAGCTTGGAAATTTTCTTTTATGGAGTTGGCTATAACTTTTCCTAATATCTCTTTTCTTGTTGTTTCTTCATTACCGTATATACGCATGTATTCTTCGGCGTGTTGTTGCCACTCCTTAGTTTTATGAATATTTCGTAGTACGTTCTCTTTTTTCTCTAGTGGTATAGAAGATTCAATAAGGTGTGCTACCTCTTCAACTAAATCATCTTGTTCAATTACACCACCTTTAAAAGCTACAACTTTATTAGCTAAATCTACTAATGCTTTTGCCGAAATAGGTAGATTATTTCTTTTAGAATAGTTTTTTAAATAGTCTTCAAAAGAAACTGTTTTTATTCCAAATTTCTTTAAGAGGTTCATTAATTTCTCTTGTAATTCATTCTCAGGAATAAATTCTTCTTGTGTTGATTTTATTTTTGTAGTTTGATTTTTGAATTCTTTATTTACTAGTATATCAGCAACAGTTTCTTTTGAGAATTGTTTTTCTAATTCTTTTATTGGTTGATTTAAATCTTCTAATTTTACAGTTTTTTCTTCGCCGTTTTTATTTGTTAAAGTTACGTTAGTTCGTTTATTTTCCTCTGTTATTGTTAGAGTATCATCAGCATGTATTGTAACAGCGTTTATACCAAATTGTCTTTTAAATAAGTCTTTAGCTATTTCACTATTTATCTTTTGTTTTTCATAGGTTTGTCCTTGTGGTTTGTAATGTATTTTTTCATTTTCTTTATAGGATTCTCCACTTAAAATATCAGATTTTACCATATTATTAATAAAACCTTCTGTTGTTTCGATATTTGTATTTGTTGAGATTGAATACAGTTCTTTAAATCCACTCACAGTATTTACTCCCGCTTGTAGTGGCTCTCCTTGTGTATTTTTTAAAGCATCTGAATAGTTGTCAAATACTTTACCATCTTGTGTTTGGTATTTTAGTTTTGGGGCGGTTTGGGATAACGAAAAAGCCACAACAGGGTTTTGAGTGTCTGCTTGTGTTATAGGTGCTTCATACCAATCAAATCCATTTTCATCTGTTACTATTTCAACTTCTTTTTCTTTTTTTAGTATTTCGGCGATTTCTTCATATTTACGAGCAACTGTTTGTTGAGTGTCTGATAGGTCTGAGATGTTGAAACCTTGTTTGTTCTCAGCAACGTTGTACATAGAGGGTTGACTAAGTGTTTCTACATTTGTATAATCATCAAAAATATATACTTCATTGTCATCTTTACTATATACATAATAAGTGTCATTATTTGTTTCTTCTCCGCTATAAAGAAGTGTCTTTACATTAGGTATAGGCTCTCTTTCCCATTGTTCAACAAAACCTTTATAAGTAAAAATTTCTTCCATTGAACTGCGGCTAACAACTTCTATTTCCTGCTCATTTGAATAAGTTACTATATAATCTTGACCTAAGTATCCTATCATATCACCAGAAGTTAAAGTCCTCTTATTTTCATCTATTGAATATTGAATAGAGTATGGAGGAGTGCTTCCTTCACCTGTTGAAACGTACCCCTCAATAACACTCAAAGTATATGGTGTAGGAAAACGTAAAGAAGTTGCTCCACTTAGTGATGCTTCTTTTATTGCTTCTCTTACCATTCTTTGTTCCCAAACCTTTTGAGATGCTATGAATTGTTTTTCTTGTGGGGAAAGTGCTTTAAAAAACTCTTGTTCTACTTTAGACTTCTCTTTTTCTAATTGTTTTAAAAATTCATCTTTAGAGAAAAAGTCTAAACTATTCTTTAATACATCCTTTGCTTCTTGTAAGCTATCTAACACCTCTGGAATAACTTCGTTATCTACAAAAGGGTAGTATTGATTAGACATCTTTACTATCTTCAACTCTGTTCCAAAAAAATCAGTAGTAAAATTACTCCCTTCTTCTTTGAAAATTAATTTATCAAAAACACTGTTTTTTACTCTATTTTTTGCCTCTTTATTAATATTAGATTGTTTTATGAATAATTCTTTAGCTTTGTTTTTTTGATAAGTGTCTGATTGAAGCTCTGCTACATAATAATCTTGTCCATCTTGCCATACACGAATATGACCAAACATTCCTTTGTTTATAGGTAAATCTCCAACAAAGTTTTCTTTTAGTTGTTCAATCATGTACTTATGTATCTCTTTTAAATCAGTAAAAGGCACATCTGATACGTTTCTTCTTAATATGTTACTATTGCTTTCGCCTTTTAAAATATAAACTTCGTTTGTAGAATCCCATTCATCTATTGCTCTAACAACATTAGAATTTCTCAAATTTACTTTAGTATCTGTTGTCCTACTATAATTCTCAATCCAAGCATCAACAGCTTCTTTTGTTCCTGCTGTACCTATATATTGATAAATATTATTGTCATTTGCTTGACTTTCATAACCTTCTTCTACTGCTACCCAAACATTATCGTTTAATTGTTTAGGTACATATTTAATATTTTGTCGCCCACTAGCTTTAAAGTCTCCTGAAAAGTGACCTGTTACTCCATGTTCAATTGGTGCGTTTAAAATTAAAGTTTTAGCTTCTCCATAATTACCTGAACCAAGGTTATCCATACCATAGTCAGCATAAGAAGAAGTTGTAATTCTTTCTAGTGGCATTATATTAGCCCTAACTGTTGCTTCTAGCTCATCAAATGAAATCTTTTTTTGACCTTTATAATTATCTTCAATTACTTGATTAATTAAATCTTTTTCTATTTGTTTTATCCCACCACCATTAAGTATTTGTTGTACGGTTATTGGGTTAACCATTTTACCTCGCATTTCTACAAAAGACTTATTATCAAAAACCGAAAGAGTTAATGGTAATTTATCTGCTACTCTTGGTATTTCAATTTCTTTTGAATAAGTCTCCATAAAAATATCTAAAGCCTCATTAAAATCCTTGACTTGTGCATTATTCAATATTTCTTGAAATATTTCATTATTCTCTTGAACACCAATTTTATTTCCATTATTATCGTATATTATAGTACAGCTCATTAACAGTTAAATTTATCGTTTTTAATTTGGTTTTTTTCTTCTTGTTTTAAGTATTTTTTCGGCGAGGTAAATAAATCTTCTTGTGTTGAAAGATAATTATAATCACTTAATCTTATATCTGTTTTTGGTGGTTTTATGTTGTATTGATAATAATCTTTCGCTTCATTTTCTGTTTTTATTTTGGCAAAAGTACTTAAATTACCTTTTACTTCTACATTTTCATAAATTTCATCATTAACTTTTATAAATGTTTCTATATTGTCTTTTAATATTATTGTGTCTTCATTTACTCTAAATAAATCTTTTTTGTAGTTTTCTAAAGTTTGCGGATTATTTACAACTAAATCTCTTGGATTTTCATTTATTTCTTCAACTTCTAAATCGGGCATTTGTTTTGAAATCAAGGAATATTGTCTTAGATTGTTATCAGCATATATCTCTATTTGTTGCATAGTGATGTCATCTGCATTTAATAAATTTATTCCTTTTTCATTTACTTCAAAGTTTGAATAAAAGTTTTTATATTTTGCCGAATTTTTTTGCTTTTCTTTTAATTGGTCTATATAAAAATCTGAAATAAAATCTTCTGTTAAATATCTATAATTTCCTGTGAATTGTTTTGTGGCGTTTTTGTATTGTGGTCTTTTAGTTAAATATCTAATGTCGTTTGTTTCCTCAGTTGTTGTTCCTTTTATTTCTGTTGCTGATTTTATTTGGTTGGGTTTTGCAGTTACATACACGTCAGAAACTCCAGCTCTACCATTTCCTAATAAGTCGTCTTTTACATTTTCTACTAAAATACCATCTGTTTTATTCTGTCCTTTTTTATCAGTAACTATTCCAGGAAATCTATATCCAAAAACAGATTCATAGATACCTTGTACTGATAGTTTACTTTTTTTAGAAAGCATTGTATTTTCTGTAACTTCTATTGAACTAAAACTAGAATTTTTAGCATCAATAATTTCAATATTTCTAATATTTAAAAAAGTAGAATATACTCCCTTTTGACTGTTATTTGTTTTGTCTTCATAAGTTTTGGCTACTACCCTACTACTACTGAAAAACGACATCCCTTTTTTAAATTCGGTAAAACCTTTATTTGGAGTTCCGTGATAAACAACCAATGGCTCTCCGTTTTCATCGATAACTTTTGAAGCATTTTGTAGTCCTATATTTGTAACCTGATTTACCAAATCTATATTATATACTGATAATTGGGTAATTAAATCCTCTTTAGTATAATCTTTATTATTAAAAGTATATGTACAACTCATTTTTATTTAACTATTAAATTTTGTAGTGTCTTCCAAGTTCTCCCTGCTCTTATTTCTGTTATTAGTCCTGATGTTATTTGTGGATACTTTTTAACTATTTCTTTATTTCTAAAACCTTCGTTTATCATACTTATAATATCTAATCTTTCATGTTCAAGAAGTTTTGAATTTCCATTATTACTGCCCGTAAAAACATTGGTTTTAAAATTTTTTAATCTTTTATTTTTAAAATCAAATGGATTATCTTTTTTAATATTAAATAAAATATCCTTTAAGTAATTTTTTTGTTCTTCCGTCCAAATTTTACCTTTATTCCTTTCAGATATTTTAATCTTTTCTTCCTCTGTCATTTTTTTACCTAAACAAGGTGCTTTACAATCTGTTGCTATATTATAAGAACAATCATAAAAACTTTTATCTTTAACCCATTGTTCTAATACAGTGTTATACTTGGGCAATGTGTTTAAAATGGGTATAAACTTAAAATTATTTTTTCCATCTTTATTGAAAGCTGATTGTAAATGATTGTTTGGATGTGTTCCTCTCATTAATGAATTATAGTGCCAAAATAATCTTTTTCTTATATTAATACTACTGCCTACATAACATTTACTATTTACTGTATTTTTTATTAAATAAACTCCAGACTCTTTATCAGATACTCTATCCGATTTTTCATAAACATTAAAATCCACTTAATTACATTTTTTAATTATTTTTAACTTTCTCACTATAGTCTCAAAGTTGTTTTTCACTTTATCTCTGTTTCCATATATATCTCCAAACCAAGAAATAAATTCAGGTGTTCTAACTAATTTCCACTGCTCTTCATTTAAATTAGATATTTTTCCATTTGGAGCAAGTAAGTTTCCATTTTTATCTTTTACACCCTCAATATTTTGTTTTACACCCTCATTTACACCCTCAACACCAAAATACATCTTATACAAAAATATAGCTTCTGCGTTTTCAGCATTGTTATAAATACTGTCTTGTTTTGTTATTTGCTCTTGAACGTATTTTTCTAATGTTGTGCCCTTTGGATATTTTTCTGTGTATGTTCTTAGATTATTGTATAGTTCTTCTAAGCTTTCTTTTGCCGTTTGTATGTAAATACCTTTACCTAATTCTGATTGAATTAAACCTTTACTTTCATACAGCTCTTCTTCTGTTTTATTTGTGTTTAATTTTACGTAAGTTCTATCTGTTTTGTTTGATTTTACTATATCTTTTTTTGGCGTTGTATCTCTTTCAAAATATGTATCTGATTTTTCTGCATATACTTTTGTATTTTCTTTTGTCGGCGAATTTATAAAATTTTTAGTTGTGTCTAAATAATCTAATAAATCTTGGTCAATGCTTTTATCTGATAAACCTATTGCATCAATACCTTGTGAAATTAAATCATTTTCAATAGCTTTTAAAACTATTCTTGTTTGTTCTTCTCCTTGTTTTAAAGTATTTAAAGATAGGTTTTGTATGCTATCTATTAAATCTGTTTTAAAGTTTTCTTTTACTACTATAGGTAGAATTTGTTCTGTGTTGTTGTTTTTTGCGGAAATTATTTCTCCCTCTAAAGTTTCTATTAAAACATCTGCTTTTTTATAGTTTTTTGCTTCTTCTGAGAAGTTTTCTGCGCCGTAAGGCACTTCGTTATCTTCTGATAAAACAATGGCTTTAATAGCTTCTTTTTTTACAATATTTGGATTTAAATTTACTAATTTACCAAAAGCGTTTTTTTCATTAATTTGGTTAATTTCTCCTGTAACTTCTATTTTTGGTGTGAAGTCGGTATTTAAAAGTGCATCAACAGCTTGTTTTACTTTTGCTTGGTCAATAGTCATTAATTCATAACGAGAGTAGTATTTTTGAGGAATTTTAAACATTCCAAATTCGTCATAAAAATCTTCTGCTTTAAAGTTTGGAGTTGAGATTAGTACGTTAATTAAATCGGCTTTTTGATTTTGATTTAGTTGTGATTCTGTTTTGTTATTTGAAGCTACGTAATTTGTAACTTCTTGTAGGGTTGGTTCTAACTGTACCTCTTCGCTTATTAGCTCCAACCTATCAAATGCTTTTTCGTACTTATCAATGAGACTACGTATTTCATTCTCTGAAACTCCATAATCTTCTTTTATTAAATCATAGTTTAATTTTTCTAATACTTCCCCATTTATTATTCTCTCAATAATAGGGAATAAATCTTCATAGTTAGATGATAATGGTAACACTATATCAGAATAAGCTTCAAAAGCTTTTTTAGCATTTTGATAATTTTTATTACTCTCTAAATCTTTTTTTGTAAAGATAGGTGTATTCCTATTTAACTGTTTAGTTTTTATCTTCTTTTTTGGCGTAAAAAAATCTAAAAAGGAATTAGATTTAGAAACTAAATACAGTTCCAATCCTTTCTCTTCTCCAAATTTATCAACAGCCTCTTTATATAGTTTAGAGGGTTGTCCTGAATCATCAAGAACTTTTACTATTTTTCCGTCAATATATTGAATATTACAGCTCATAATTAGTTTGTAGGTAATTGTATTCTTTTTAATTCTTTTTTAAATCTTTCTTCCTCGTCATACTCTAGTGCATCTGCTAATCCTAAATATTTTTCTATTAAAACATCAACGCACTGCTCTTGACAACTCTTACAATAAAGTAAGATTCTTGAAAAACGCTTGGTCTATTGACCTACGTTAACTTCCATCAGAGATTGCCCTCTCTGTAATATGTTTAAACAAGCTTGGTCGTCTGCATTCATAGCTAAGCCACACTTAACACATTCAAACAAACTTTGTGTTTTTCTGTTTTCTTTACAAGTGTGTCCACAATTTGAACATTCTTGAGAAGAATAAGCAGGATTAATTTTTACAACATTTGTTTTGTATTCTAACATTGCAAAGAAAGTTCCCCAACTACAGTCTAAAATATGTTTAGCTAATTTGCTATTTTTTACCATTTTAGCAATTTGTAAGTCTTCTCTAATTACTGTTGAGTAGTTATTAGCTAAACTTCTACTTTGTTTGTGTAGAAAATCTTTCCTTACTCTACTTACTTTTAAATACAAACGTTGTAAAACTTTTACTTGTTTCTTGTAATTACTTCCACCTCGTTTCATTCTTGATAGCTTTCTTTGCTCAACTCTTAACTCTTTTAAATATTGAAATAAGTGTCTAGGATTTTCTACAATCTCACCGTCTGACGTTGTTAAAAATCTAGCAATCCCCATGTCAATAGCACAAACAGATTGATTCTCTCTGATTTGTTCTAAATCTTGTTCTTTTACAACTACTTTTAAATATAGTCCATCCGCTTCTTTGACTATATTTGCTGTTCTTAGTTCTCCTTTTGGTATTTTTGAATTAAATAATTTAACTTTACCAAATTTGGGTAAATTAAACTTACCATCTTTTTCAAACCTTAAAATAGGCTCTAAATTTCTTAACCTCGCCTGTTTAAATGGTAAATTTATCCATTTATCTTTTTTAGCCAATTTTGGTTTTGAAGTTTTATTTCCTTTCTTTAAGTCAGTAAAAAACTTTTTATACCCTAATTCTAATCTTTCTAATGTAGCTTGGAGTGTTTGGGCGTTTACTTGTGTTAACCAATCAAAATCTTTTTTAGCTTCTGTAAGTTGTTTAGATAAATCATAGTAATTAATATTTACCCCTTTTTTAAAGGACTCTTCTCTAACTTCAATTGCTAAATTATACACATATCTGCATATCCCTATTTGCTCTTCAAACTTGCGTTCAACAGCTTTATTAGGTTTTAGTTTATATGTATATGTTTTTATCATTGTATTTTTATATTAATTGTAGTCTCAAATTGTAGTAGTTGTTCTTTTTGTTTTGTATTCATTTGGCAAATGTATTAAATTAATTTCATCTGTGCAAATTCTTCAAGGAATTTCTTTTCATTTTCTGTGTATACTCCTCCTTGTTGTTTACTTTCTTGTCCTTGTGTTGCTAAATATGATGCTCCTGCTATTGGAACTACCACAGGTAATTTATTCATTTGATTAGCTAGAAACTCGGCACTATTTTTATTAGCTATATCAAATATTCTAGTAGAACTACTTTTTGTATATTTATTTTTAATTGGGTTTTTAGAAAAATACTGCATGCTTTTTTCTATTATATCAGGAGTAATAGGTTCATATATATCTTTTATTAAACCCTTATTTAACATTGCTTGTCTTGCTTCTGCCAAAAACGAACTAGGTTCTTTTCCTTTACTTCCCGTTAATAAGTAAGAAAGCGCAGCTTCATCTGCATCACTACTTCTTTTTTTAGAAACTAAGCCAGCTTTTCTATTTTCTAAATTACTAAAATGCTCTATAATATCCTTATCTATTTTGGTTTGTCTACCATTTTGTAAAGCGTGGTTTATTTCGTGGTCATAAACTCCAATGTCTTCTGCATATTCTCTTCCTATTGCTATTTTTCCAGGTTTAATAGTTCCTTCATCTAAAACAAAACCTTTATTTACTTTTTTTAAAAAATCTAAGTTTATAGCGTTATTATAATCTCCTCGAAAATAGGCATTGTTTTTAGGAATACCAAAATCTAAAAATGGATTTACATTTATGTTTGGATTTTCTAACTTTGCATTTAAAAAGCTTTTATTTAAGTTTTCTGTTTGTGCTAATTCGTCTATTCTAGCATTTGCATTTTTATTTGCTTTTTCTATTAAATCTCTCTCTCTACTATAAGGATTTATATTTCTAGTAATCTCTAACTCTTGATTAACTAGCCTATTAAAACCCTCTTCTGTTTGTAAATTTTTTATTTTAGATTCTAAAGCATTTTCCAAATTATCAGAGCCTATTTTATACAGTGGTTTATTTCTATCCCTAAAAGTGTGATAAACCTGCTCTGTTTGATTTGGTAATTTTTTTATATCTTTAACTGCTTCTTTAATTATTACTTTAGGGTTTTGTATTATCTCTTTTCCGATTCTGACAGCATCTAATGCTCTATCTTTTAAACCAAATCCTGCTAAAGGGTTGGCTAAATTATTTACAAACTGCCCTGTATTTTGAGTTCCTAATCCTGCTAAAGCACCAACAGCTAAAGGCATTCCTACTGATGTAACATAAGGTAAAATAGAATCTGATTGCTGTGCTTGAAGAGGTGATTGTCCTAAATTAGAAGCCATATTACCAACCATATTAGCAGGATTTACCCAGTCATCAAAAAAGTTAGGTGTGTCTGAAACTCTATATTGTGACTCTAATCCTTTAGCGGAAATTGCTAAATTTTCTCTTGTCCAATTTGAAGGTTGTACAATACCTGAAAAAGTGTTTAATGGATTTTTATTAGATTGTTCCCTAATATATTGCCTTTCGTCTGCTATTTCTTGGTCTGTTTTGTTTCTTGCAACTTTTGAAGTTAATTCAGGTCTGTTTTTAGTGACTACTTTTGTAGCATCGGAAGACTTTAAATTTACTTCTTTATTTTTATTACTTTTAGACTGCTCTTTTAGATTATTCAAGAAATCTTTGTCTTGCAACAATAGTTTTAACTTGGCATCTTTTTCAGCTTTTACTTTAGCTTGTTGCTTTTCCCAAGTTCCACCTTGTTGCATTTTATAATGCTCATCTACTAATTCAAATACATTCATTATTTACAATCTGTATTATTTAAACCTTCTTTTAATTCTTCTTCCGACACAACTATTTGTTTTTTAAGAAAATCATATTGTTTTATTAAACTCTTAGCTTGTCTAATTTTATCTATGCCTATTGTTTTTTCTAAAGACTTTGGTACTTTATCTGAAAATGCTTGACGTATTACTTTAACATTATGCATTTTATCCAACTGATTTGTAGCTTTTATAAGTTGATTATCATCGAGAGTGTTAGTATAAGTTGTATCTTCAATAATATCTCCTTTACTATCCACATATTTAACACCTGCATTAGTGGCATAATCTTTAGCTAGTTCATAGGCTAAATCGCTTAATTCTGTTTCCACCTCTGATAAATTATTATTTTTATCATCTAAAGTTACTTTTATTTCAGTATTTTTATATGATACTCTTAATTTAGCATCTGAAATAGCTTGGTCTAAGTTTTCTAAATCTATGTTTATTTGTGCATCTTTTACAAGATTTTTTATTTTATAGTTTTTATCCGCCAAAGTTTTAGCGTCTACAAATACTTTTTTATCTTCAAATGCTTTTCTTGTTTTATCTAACTTCTCTTGGTCATTAATGTCATCAAAAGCAAGTTTTTCAGTTTTTATATTTTCCTTTATAATAGCATCATTAATTTGTAATATTTTTTGCTGCGGTGTAATTGTAGATTGTAAGATACCATCAAATAAATCTATTTGAGGAGTAGCTGTTTTTACCATAGAAATAGGATAGGCTATTGAATAAGCCCCCTTTTTTATAACTATTAAAGGTACTTTTTTATCTGTTGTTTTTGATAGTTTGCTAACAAAAATTGTACTTACATCTTGTATTTCTCTGTTTAAAGATATTTGTCCATTCTCAATAAATCCTGTCGCTATAATTTGTGATACGCCTGCTTCTGTTATTGGAATATTTGTAGGCGTATTATTTTCAGATGACATTGTTATTTCAGGAGACCCAAAAAATATATTCTCTGTCTCTAGTTGAATTCCTAATTTCATTTTATCAGGTTTTTCTTGCTCTTCCCATCTTTTAAAAGCTTCTTCTCTTATAGCTAAAAAGTCTTCATCTACTCTACCATCTCTTAAAGCTTTTAAAGTAGATACCTTTCTGCCACTAGCATCAACTAAATATATTTTTAACTGCTCTTTTGTTCCACCAATAGCTGTTTTATTCCATCCATCTATATCGTCTATTTCTAAAGTTAATTTATCTCCTTGTTTTTGTTCATATATAGCTTTAGAATCTACCTCATTTTCAGAAAAATCAGAAGTTTTTTTAACAAATTCATTATTTTTTACCTCATATATGTTTTTATAACTCCAATTAAGACCACTGTTATAAATGTACAAGTTTAAAGCCTGTTGTCTTACTTTAAAATCATCTTGGTCTATTTCTATTTGCCCTCCTGATAAATAAGTTAAAGACATCCCATCAACCTCTACTATATCTTTGGGTTTTAACTTATCTAAAGATACCTCTTTTTCAACTCCATTTCTTTTAACTATGTAACTTCCTCCAAGTCTATCAACTATAGTTTGCATTTTAATATGAGCAAGTCTGTATTTGTTTGAGTCTTTAGGTTTTACTACTGTAGCACTGCCATTTGTATTCTGAGCTAACGTATAATCGTCTGTTATGTTTGTACCCTCTAATCCGTCATTAATTTGTTCTACATCCTCTGCAATAATCTCATCTTTAGTATCCTCTACTTCTATTTGTGTATTAGCTTGATTAATCCAAGTAATTAAATCTGCAACCGATACTCCATCCTCATCAATAGAAGCGTCAAACAATTTCCATCTTGAAAGTTTAGCTTTTAATTCTTCATCAGCTTTGCCGTCTTTAAAAGTTTGTATTTCTTCTTGTGTTGGTTTTGTTCCGTCTTCTACGCTTATTAAGTCTTTATACCTTGTTTTTAATAGATTTTCTAGTTTTTGTTTATATTGCTCTAAAGGGGATAAAACTTCTTTGGGTTCTTCTTGTTTAGCCTTTGTTTTAGTATTGTCTTCTTCTATGGATGTTACTTCCTCTGTTGGTTGTTGGTCTTCCTCACTTAATCTTTTAGTGACAGAATCAGCATAGTCGTTTAAAATTTCTTGTAACCACTCCTGAGAGTCTATGTTCATAGCTTTATTTTTAGCTATTTTTCCACCAATATAACTACCAATATTCTCTAATTTAAAATCTTTTGAAGATATAAGTCTATTTGTTGCTTGTGATTTTAAGAAAATATCTTTAGCTTGTGAATATTCATCTAATAAATCATTTAAATATTTTGCTCTTTGAGGATTAGAAACTTCTAAAGATTTTAAAGTAGTTTGAAAATTTTCAATGTTTTTATCAAGTCTTAAAATATCTTCGGCAGAAATAGTTGTTCCACTAAAGTTTGAGTCTAAAGTGGTGTTACTAAGTTGTCTTAGTCCTTGTTTATTAACATTATAGGTATTTATTTTATCTGCAATATCATTAGCTTCTGAATTTAAACTATTTATAGCTTCCTCTGTTTCTAATAAAGCTTTTGTAATCTCGGCTCTTTTAGTTTTTTGAGAGTCTGTTGTTTCTAAAACATCTAATTTAGCTATTTGATTGGTCAGTTTTGTTCTTTTAGCTTTTAATGCTGTATTTTGATTTTGTAGTAATTTTAATTGTTTAGCGTTTATATCAGCAACTTCTTCAATAGATTTTAAAGCATCTAATGTTTTAGCGTGTTCCTCTCCTACTTCATAACTAACTGCCACTCTGACATCATCCATTATTTTATTAGCGTTTTCACCAATAGTAGACTGCCAAGTTAATGCCTCAATAATACTTGCATTTTTACCAAAATTACCTATAATACCATCTATCGCACCAAAAGTTAAAGATTCTTCTCCAACTAATTTATCTCCAATAATGTATTGCCAATACTTTTTATTTGTTTTCCATTCTTTTGCTAAAGTATTTATTTCAGCTAGAGCGTTGTCTTTATATTCTTGTACATTTTCTATGCCTGCTTCTTTCCATTGGTCTGCTGTCATTACATCCATAGATTTACTAAACTTTTTAGTAATATCATCAACAGATGAACCCATAATTAACTCTCCATTTATGAAAGCTAATTGACCTGATTTTTTAGCCATTTCAGATTTTGTTACATTTCCTTTTAGAGCTTCATCTTTAGCTTCTAAAGCAAACCCTTTTATCCTATTGGCTGTTTGTATTTTACTTGGAAGAATTATCTGTTGTAAGGTTTTATCCTGAAAAGTATTAGCCATAGCTTTTTTATACTCCAACTCCTCAGTAGTTTGTTTCATTTCTGACCGTGCATTAACACTTCCCCCTGCAATACCTATAAGGATTCCTAGTCCATTTTCAACCCACCCTTCTTTTGTTCCATATTGTTCGCCAATAGCTTCATTAAAAGCTCCTATAGAATCAAATGTCTCTTTTGATAATTTTGGGTTATAAGTGTGTTCTAACCATTTAGAGTTATATTTTTGAATAAGTCCTTGCCCCCCTTCTTCAAATATCCCCTCTGTAAAAGCAGGTTTTGCTACATAATTAAATGTGAATCTTGCTACCTTTTGTGCTCCTGTTCTCTCTATTGCTTTAAAACTTCCCTCTGCTGTCTTTTCTAATCCGTAACCAAAAGCCTTTCTATCTATAAAATCTGCAAGTCCTGTTTTAATTGGATTTTTAATATCTAAAATACTTCCCATCATAGCTAAATTAGATACTCCTAAAATAGCCATATTTGCTCTAAATACAGTGTTGGCTTTGCTTTCTAAATCTTTGTTAAATTTAGCAATGTCTTCTGCGTTAGGCTCTCTGCCATTTAATTGTGCAAAATTACTATAAAACTTTTCCTCAGCTTCTTTTTTAAATTGTAATGCTTCAACAGAAGCTTCATATCCTGCTGAACGTGCCATAAATCCAACAGCAGAACCTGTTTCTCCTATTTTACCTAATGCTAGGGCTAAATTTTTTGTTTTTGTACCTGCGTTCATCATATCAGGCAACTCCATATAAAGTCTCTTATATTTTGATGTGGCATTTAATACTTGACCTACATCTTCTGCTCCTTCAACTCCCCATCGTGCAAATCTTCCTAGTTTTGGAGCAAGTCTAGCCATACTTGTAGCTAAAGAAGTTCCTCCTGTTGCATAAGCCCAAATACCTTCTGATACTAATGCACCTGCTGTAAAAGATAGTCCACCCAAAAATTTATCAGCCAAAAAGTTAGAAGTATCTTGGGTAAGTTGTTGCCCAAAATTCATTTCTTTTGCTTGTTTTGTATAATAATTTGGAAGTTGATAATTAGTTTTAACATCTAAATCATTCAACCAATTACTAAAATCATTATCATACAAAGAAGAAAAACTTCCATTTGATAAAGCACTTCCTACTCCATAAACTAAACCTGCTGTTCCTCCTACAACTGCATTGACTGTTTTTGATAAGGCTTTTGTAACTCCATTTGCCCATTTATCCCCTGTTGTTTGTTGTTGTGCAAGTCTTTCCTCATTATCTGTTCCTGGGATAAAGTTTTCAAACATTCTTACTTTTTCCCCTGAATCTAATGTTTTATAAACCGTACTCTCAGCAAATGGTGTTATTTCAGAAAAACTTGGCTTACTTACTTCGGGTTTTATTAAAGTTATTTCAGGTGGCATTACGCCACTATTTTTTTGGTAAGATTGTGGTGCAATACTTAAAGTATCTTTTTTTATTTGGTCTAATAATTCTTCCATTTACTTACTTGTTAAGATAGCATCTAATCTTGTTCTTTTGTAATCTCCTATAGCTTGTAATACTTCTACATATAGCTTTCCTTCGTCTAATTCTTTAGATACTGAATGCATAAGCCACTGGTCTTTGTTCCCATCAGGGAATGTTATCTCAATCTTTCCACTTAAACTTCCATTACTTACTGTAAAAATAGGTTTGTATGTTGCATTTAATACGCTATCAATCATTGGTTGTTTTTCAGGAGTGTACTGTGGTAAACTTTGTGCATATTCTTGTCTATCTTCGTCTGATTGTAATGGTGTTCCTACAAGTGTGTGATTATTATGTAATTGTACTCGCATTTCAGGTGGGATTATATCAGGTCTATTTTCAGCTATGGTCATAAACTTTTGATATGCTATCTCTTTATTTGTCGCATTAAAAGTGTAATCAGGTAAAATTAAGTTAGGATTTTTATAGCTGTTGTTCCATTTATCTTCTGCCAAATCTAATTTTTCTGATAATTGGTCAGATAAATTAGATAATTTAAAAGTTCTTAATTTTGATTTTTCATCTCCTACTTTTACTGAGGCGGTTACTTCAAATTCCTCTCCTTTTTTAACTATTGTATAATTATTTTTATCTAATATTTGTATGTTTTCTCCTTCAGGTAAACTTGCTTCTATAGCTTGTTTTATGGTTATGGCATCTTCTGCTTGTCCTTTTATTTCTGTTGAAAAAGACATGGCTTTATTTGAAACAAGATTCTTACTTAATTCTGCTGCTTTTGTAGATGCATTTGTATAAATTGTATCCATTCCATCTTTAAAACTTTTTGCAAAATCTATTTTTGCGTCTCCCCACCGCGATTCTATTTCTGTTACGTCTGTGTCTTGTTTAAACGGGCTAAAACTTGCAGGTTTTCTAGTTGTTGAGTAAGAAACTGCGGATACTCCACCTAAACTTCCCCCACCAAATGTAACAGGAACTGTTCTATTTGCACCTTTTATCCTGTTTTTTACAAAATTTAAACTTTTTCTAACTCTATCTGATTCACTTTCAGTCAAACTTCCCTCTAAAGAATTTAAACTAGATTCTAATAATTTTACTTGTTCTTCTGTTAAATTTGCTCCTCCACTATGTTCTTTATAGTTATTACCCATTTCATATACTACAAGGTCTTGAGTAGCTTTGTCTAAATCCTCAAACTTTTTATTACCTTTAAGTACATTTACTGTAAAAGGTAATTCTGTTTTTAAATTTTCTAATTTTGCCCCTGTAATAGAATTATACTGCTTTGCTATAATATCTCTAATACCTTCTTTTGATTTTGTTACAATAGCGTTGTACCCTTTTTGTGATGTTTGAAAGGCTCTTAAAGCGTTTTGTTTTTCTATGGAATATGTTGGTAAAGAGGGGTCATCTGCTTTTAAATTTATTTTATATGCCCATTGCTCTTGCGGAGTTTTTGAGTTGTACCCATTTTCATTTGTCTTTTTTAATATCGCATCTAAGGTTTTATTTGAATCTCTTACTTGTGCTTTTATTGTATAAATGTCGGGCTTTTTTAAAAACTCATCTGTTTGTGGTTTATCTATGGTTGTAGGTAATGCTAAATTTTGTTCTTCTTCTTTCTTTTTAGCTTTTTCATCTTGTTCTACATTAAATTTATACATGTCCCATTTAAGGTCGTCATTTTTAATATCTGTAATCCTATTTACTTGATAATTTGAAGCTATACTTGATAGAAGTTTATTACTGTAATTAGAGTAAATATCATAAGACTTTTCATCTAATTGTTTTCTGTAGTTTTTTTCATCATCTGTAATATTCAACAACTTAGTCTGTAATTCTTTTTTCTTTTGAATATTTCCTTCCGAACTTATTTGTGCCTCTAATGTTGCCCTTTGAACTTTTGAATCTTGATATTTTTTTGACACTTCGGGATATAGTTCTGCTTCTAACGAATTTCTATCCATCTTGCCATAAGTTTGTCTAGCGTTTATTTTTATTTGTGCTATATCAGCGGGGTCTAAACTATTTAAAAGATTTTGATGAATATCTTGCGCTGTTACTTTTTCTCCGTATACATTTGTAGTGCGATATTGCCCATCTGTGGTTTGTAACAGTTGTTGTTTATCCATCAACTCAACATACTTTTTAGCTACTTCGTTAAGTTTTCCACTTACATCTCTATATGGTGTATATTGTAGTTGTCCTAATGAAGCTTGTCCTGTTGTGTCATTAGCCCACTGAGAGTATCCTGCTTGTTCTAAAGCATCAATATCATTTTGTTGAGCATAAGTAGTCTTCCCTGATTTTAAATCACTATCTTTAAGATTTTCATTCCCTTTTTTATAATTTTGCAGTCTAATGCCCTCTGAATATTCTTTTTGAAAAGTTTTGTCGTTAACTAGGGATTTAATTACAGTATCTAGTTTTTGTTTAACACCTGATTTTGATAAATCATGGTCTCCTTGTGAATTATTAATTATAGAAACTAAACTATCAAGTTTTGTTGCTGTATATTCTTTACCATACTCACGCATTACATTTGCATCTATAGCAAATTTATCTAAAGAGTCTTGTATTTCTTTTTGATTGGCATCATATTTTTGCTGTTTTAACGTAGCAACTTTACCTAATAAATCCACCGCTGATGAATCTATTGGTTGTCCGTAATTGATGTCTTTAGTTAAATAGTTTGACATTGTTTAATTTTTGGTAAAAATAGTTATTTATATGGAATTATTAAAATTACTTAATTTCTAGGTAACTTTCTTTAATTTACCCATTTCAATTAAAGTTTTTATATATTTTGCTTTATCTTTTTCAGGCATATTATTTATTTTATCCGCCTCTGTCATACCCATATTATTTGTAAACTTATAGCCACTGTCTTCAAACATTATATCTCCATTAACTACTTTTTGATTTTCATTTAAAGCGTTATATGCTTTCATTTTATTGAAGTTAAGAGTATTTAAAGCATTTTCCATATTATGATAATTATAATAATTTTGAAGATTTCTTTCAAATGCATTTTGTCCTGCAAAAACTTTTCCTTGATAATCAGTTATGTTTTTTGCTTGCATCATTCTATTTTTTGCTTCTGTATTTGCGTTGAATTGGTCTACTGCAAATTGATTATCTGCATTTTTTTGTGTTACATCTCCTACAATTTGATTAATGCTTTGTTGTCCACTAGCTAAAAGTTGTGCTTGCATTGCTGCTTTTTGTTCATCAGGTAAATATCCTAATTGATTCAAGGCAGCCATTCTATTTCTAGCTTCTTCGACTAATATAGGAGATTGTGCTTTTGGCTCTAAATAAGGAAATCTAACATCTTCTTTGTAAACTGATTGTGGAGCAGAAGGCGGAATAATTATAGAATTTGAAAAGTCAGGAAATACAACTTTATTTCTTGTTATTGTTTCTGATTGTGGTGTGACATCTTCTACTTTATCTTCAGGTTGTGTTACTTTTATAGCTTCTAATACGGCATTGTGAAATATTCCAGGTTTTGTGTCTTTTGCTAATTCTTTTATTCTCTCATATCTTGCTTTTCCTGTTAAACCTTTTAATTGACTTTTTACGTTTTCAGCATATTGCCCACTATAATTAGTTAAATATTCATCTATTTTCTTAGCTTTCTCCTCGGTATCCATAGATTTGTCTACTAAGGGTTTCCAAAGATTTTTATAGTTATCTCCTTTCCAAATATCTTTATTTACTTTAAGCACTGATTTGTAAGGTAGCCATGTTGCATCACTTGGAGTATTTGTATAGTCTGTTTCAGGGTTAGTGTCTACTGTTGTTCCTTGTTGTGCTTTCATGGTTGCTAATTCCATAGCTCTTTCAGGGGATATTCCATATTTATTGGCTAATTCTACAATCTTACCCCCCTCTTGTGCTGTATTATATTCTGTACTAGTTTTTGGTATTTTTTCTTGTTCTTTAAACAACATATCAAAAATAGCTTTTCTTGTTTCTAAAAGAGGTTCTTTTTTAGCTTCTATATCTATTAATTGTTTTGAGATGAATTCTTTATTTAGATTTTGAGTTGTTTCATCTACATCTTCTTTATCTAATACTTTTTCAGCTTTTTTGGCAATATCTGCTTGTTCTTCATTTAAACTTTTAATTCCTAGTTTAGATGTAGCTTTATCTAACACTGTTGCAAATGTATCTTTAGCAGAAACTTTAAATCCAAATTTTTCTGAAAACATTTTAGCATTTTCTACCCCTACTTTTGTATGGTCTGAAAGTATCTCTGTTCCATTGGGTAGATTTACAGGTGTTCCTCCATCTTCATGTGGTTTTCCTAAAGCTTCTTGAATTTCTCCTGTTTCTCCGTCTTTTGTTATCTCTCCTTTTTCTATCTCTACATTACTATTTTCTCTGTCTGTTGGTAATTTATATTCCCCTGTTATTAAATCAGCTACCGTTTTACCTCCCTCTTCCATTTGTGCAATACCATTGTTAGAAGTAATACCTTTATTCCTATTCATATACTGAATATAATTTGGCATACGTTTAAATTCATTTTCTATTTCGGCTTGTGGTTTTATATAATCTACTGTTCCGTCTTTATAATAAACTTTTGTGTATAATTGATTATCAGGTAAATTGCCCTCTCTCATTCCATTAGTTGAAACATTATATTTTATATCAGCAATAGGTTTTTGTATATTATCATACCCATTAACCATATCTCCGCCTTGTTGTTTTTTAGATTGCTCATACATTGAAAAAGCAATAGCTATATTTTGCTTATGACTTCTCCCTGAATTTTCATGTTCTAATTTTCGTATTTTTTTAGAAATCCAATCATCTTTACCCCCTTGTTGAGCCAATTCATAATCGTTTTGATAGCCGTAGATTTTATCTTTTGCTTCTTTAGTTACCCTCTTTTCTTCTTTTCCCAACCCGTACCCCGATAAAGTGTTTCTTAAAAGACCTAATCCTCCTCCCACAAGTCCTAAAATACCATTTTGAGTATTTCCTTTTCCTAATTGATATGCTCCATAATTTAGCATATCTATTTGACTATTTGGGTTAAAATACGTCAATTTATCTACATAGTTTTTTTCAGATGTGTCAATAGGATTTCCATTTTCATCATAGTTGTTTGTCATAGTATTTTGAATCCTATTCTCCGCCATTCTTTTTTTCATTTCATCACTAGGAATATAAGTTTCTTGACTCATATCATTTGGGTCTAAACCTATTCCTTGTTGTGGTTTAGCTTGATAAGTATTGTAAGTATTTAAAGATTGTTGGGTTGGATAATTTAAATCATTTTGAGGATTATTACCATACCAAGTACCTGCTTGTTGCATCATCTCTTGCTGTGGAGATTGCATTTGTTGAATGACTCCTTGTACAATTTGTGTGGCTTGATTAGGGTCTAATCCCATACTAACTAATTGTTGTAATACTTGTTGAGGGTCTGCTCCTGACTGTAACGCTTGCGCCACTTGTTGAGCTATTTGATTCATATCCATTTCTCCTCTTTCTTCCTGTGGATTAGAGTTTGCACCTTCAACTTGCTCTTCTTGTTGAGATTGAATTCCACCTTGTTGAGATTTTTCCATATTCATCATTCTGCACATCATTTCAGCCTGTGATTTAGAATATCCTTGAGCTACTAATTTTTTTATGTGGTCTTTCATTTTATTTTAGTTATTTCTTTTAAAAACTGTTTTTCTTTTTCTGTTAGAGGTGTCTCTATCACCTTACTTGCCTCTTTAAATATGTGATTTGTTTCGGGCATCATCAATCGTCTCTCCCCTGTTTCAGGAGCGTAACCGTATAGAGGTTCTCTAACTCCTTGCATAGTTATATTATTGGAATTTATTTGCACAGGTTTACCCCAATTCTCCGAGTTCCAATATCCCATATTATCAATCTTTATGCCTTGTTGAGCCAAAATTGGAGACTCCACGAAATTACTTATATCATTATAATCATAACTTTGTGATTGTATTTGTGAACTTTGCTCTTCTTCTATAGGTTTATATAACTCTGCTATTTTTTGTTCTTGTTCTGAAAATAATTCTGTTAGAAAATCTTCTTCTTTTTGTTTTTCTTGTAATACTTTTAATGCCTGAGTTGCTTCTGTTTCTTTTTCAGATTTTTCTTCTTCAAATGTTATTCCTTCAGCACTATTAGAAAAATCAATGTTTTGCATTGGGTTTATGTAAGGAGCAACACTATTTGCATAAGTAGGTGAATCTTCCATCTTTTTATTTGCCCAATCGTAGACTTGCTTTGTTGTTTTAATAGAGCCGTCTTTATTATAAAATATGCTTTTATTTGCCTGTAAAGCTTTAGGAGATATATAGTAGTCTACTGGCATATTTTCATCCTTTTTATAAGCTTTAAATAAGTTTCCTGCTCCTTTTATACCTAAAAAATGACCTAAATATCTTTCTGAATCTGTTAAATCTCTTCCTACTATTGGTTTTAATTGTTTTTCATTATCCTGTGTAAAAAGCCTCATTACTTTTTCTGCTTTTTCAGGATTAAATCTATCATTTAAAGTATATCCTAAATTATATTTATTTACCACCTCTTTCCAAGTACTGTCTGTAAACTGCCAAAGTCCTGATGCTGAACTAGTTTTAGCCTTTGCATAAGGATTTCCGCTAGATTCAGCACTACTTGTTTTTTGTAAATAATTATAATATGGGTCGTTTACATCTGCCATCTTACTCTACTTTATCTGTTAAAACAACGTTTTTCAACATTATTTGATGTTGACTATCATCTTCGTTTATTAATCTAACTAAAAAATATTCTCCTTTTATTCTATCTAATCTTGGAGATTTCTTAAAGTTTACAATATTACTATTTATTTTTTTATCTACAAAATTTTTATCGTTAATCCATTGTTCTACGTTTCCATCTTGGTTTATTACTCTATTGAAAAAGTAGTTGAAAGTATGATAGCCATTAAAAGAACTATAAGAAATAGTTTGTGTGTTTTTATCTGTTGAAGTTATTGGATAATTTCTTATGTCATTTAAGTTTTTTTGCGCCACCAATTTTAAAAATCCTGAATTGTTTGTACCATTGTAAATCACAACAGCATCAAATCCAACATCTTTATTAATTGAGTAATCAAACTCATTATGAAATCTTTTAGCTTCTACATTTAATTTTACATTTTGTAATACTTTTGAAACATAATCTGATTTTATAGGAACTTCTACTATGAATGGAAACTTATCTCCATAAAATACATTAAATGATTTATTTGTTAATAGATGACTGTTTAATGTTTCTTGATATTCATCTTTATAATAATTCAATCCTGTTTTAAAATAGTTATTATGGTTTACATAATAGTCAGGAGTAAATGAATAATAGCTTACCCAAGTTCCCTCTAAAGGTTTAAAAGCGATTGTCCAACTTACTTCTTCAAAATAATCTGCGTTATTAAAATATATTGGTGTTTTTTCTCTTGTTATTGTTGGTTGCTCTGTTAATGTACTAACACAATATGCTATACCCTCTATAAAAGTTAAAACAGCGTTTTCATCTTCACACGTACATGCCATAATTATAATTTATTAAATACAGTTTGGTAAATCATTAAAATTTGTTATTGTAGTTATTATTCCGTTAACTACAGTTATTACAACCTGTGAATTAGGGCTTAAGCCTGGATATAATTCAGGACTTATATTGTTATCTGCTACGAAATTACCATTAAATGATGTATCAACATTAGCCGAATCACTAAGAGCATAAACCCCTAAGCCTATTTGTATATCTTGAACTATATATTTAATTACGCCTGCCGAAATACTACCACCGCACTCTAAAACTATTGGAAGCAAATAAGAACATTTGGCAAAAGATTGACTACCACCACTAAAATTAACAAAAGACCCTCCACAAGTATCTAATGCAAGATTTGTAAAATTAAAAGGAATTTTTTCTGTACAAATTGCTTGCGTTTGTATTGTTTTTTCACATAATTGTGTATCTTCGTTGTATGTGTAGCCATCAGAACACGAGATTACTTCTTCTACACAATCTGTGTAGAATCCTATACCTTCCTCGTATTTTAATGTACACTCATTACTCTTAGGTATGTAATCTTTTTTAGTTATAAATACTCTATCAAAACGAGCATCCCACCCCATAGAAATGCCAATACCTTTGAATTTATTATCTATGTCTGCTTCGGGAAAATACTTAAGTATCTTAAATGGTAATTGTTCTCTAAACCAATTTTTCATTCCGCTATCTTTTCCTCCTATTGATTCTGAAATAGCTTCTAAATTATTTCCGCTATCATCTAATCTCCATACTTTCCCTCTTTTTGCATCAACTGTAAAGTGTCCATAGGGAGTATTAATCATATCTGTGTTTTGAGTACCCGCTAATCCTAAATCTGTTGCTTTAAACTCAAATGGGCGTTTTAAAAATACTCCACTCCCACCTGTTTCTATTAGTTGTGGCGTTAGTTTTCCTGCTAAGTTATCAATCTTATTAAACCCTATCATATCGTCCTCAAAACGAGCTAAAACAATTTCTGATTCTAAAGATTTAAGTCCTATTAGTTTTCCATTCTTTGTGCCAAAATCATATTTATTCAAAGGTTTATAAATTAACCAAGGGTCTATTAAATCATTTTCTGAATTATCAGGTTCTGAATAAATCACCCCGTTTGGTGAATCTTTCTTTTTATCATAAACTTTTTTAATATATGTTCTATCTAATGTGGTATAGGGGCTAAAAGTCACAGGAAAGCTATAAACGTTATTATAAAAAAACGTATTAGGTTCTGAAATAGAAAGATTTTTTTCTTGACAGTAATCTAGTAAATCCCCTACTTGTGGGTAAAACCTATCTTTTAACGCTGTTCGTCCGTATCTAAAATTACAATTTATTTCGCTTTCTACTAAAAAACTAGCAATACCGTGATATTGTGTGTATATTTTAGATGGTTTTTTCATGTAAGCCCCTCTTTTTGTACTACAATCAAAACTCCAATCCGACCTTATCTCAGGAAATGCTATATCTAAAAACGAACCACTTTGGTCATTAAAATCATAATTTACCCAATATGCAGGTGTGGCTACATTAGGGTAATCGTAATAATTAAATGGTAATCTATCAGGTAGTCCAAAAGCATCTGTCTTAAATATTTGGTGTTTTCTATGATAAGTGTATCTTGAAATTACGCAAGTACCCCCAAAAACAATGTTATCTATTGAACAATTATTAAAGTTATTTAAATCTGAATAGAAATTAGTTGTCAACCATGTTATAGAATCTATTTCTCCATATTGAGATGGTATGTAGTTTTTTAATGTAAAATATGGACTACCTACAGGTGTTATGATTTCTCCACTTAAATTGGTTGGGCATCCTGCTTGAGAAGCTATAACTTTACTTCCTCCTAATCCATTTGATAGGGAATTGTTATCATTAAAATAGTATTCTTCTGAATATGAGAACACATTTTTTCTCCAATTAAGGTCTCCAATTGTATCTTGGTCTCCTAAAGATAAAAAAACTGAATATTCTCTTCTAAAGTTATTTACACTTATATATTCTTTTGAATTTTCATTTGTGTATTTAAATTTACCATCTTTCATGTATTTTTTTATGGCAAGTCCTCTTGTATAATTAGAATTGTCAACATTTCTTAAAAACTTGTTGTGAAATCCTTCTGAAGCATATATTGAAGCAAAATTTTGTGGAGAACCTAAATTTTTAAATGTCTCCATCCATTGATACCTATATTGCCCTACTTTTAAAGCTTGATTTGTAAACATTACTCCAACAGCTATACCTGTAGCAATCATTCCTGCAATACTTCCTCCATTAGACATACCAAAAGTAGCCCAATGTCCTTTATTTAGCTCTCCTATTTTAATTGCTAATTCTAAAGTACCTTCTGCCAATGCCAATGCCGATGCCCAATCTCTTCCTCTATTTGAAAGTATCACCCATTTAGAATGGTCTTCCATATCTGCAAATTCTCCCCTTGACTGCCCAACTTGATAACCTGTCATTTTTACTTCGCTTGGTAAAATAGGCTTACCATAAGCAAATTCAGGAGAAATCATAGAAAATTTACTATTATATTCTCCATCATACGGATGTGTTATTAGACTTCCATTTTCTGTGTGTAATAAATCGTAACCTAAGTCATTATGTGGAAAATTTGGATACAATACTTCCTTGTCTCTTTCATTGTATTTATACATATCATACCCTAATCCACTAGCTATGATACTTTTATTTGCAGAGTTATCTCCTCTTAATATTTCATACCCTATAATATTATTTCGCTGTTCTTGTGTCAGTAAATTATTATTAACCGCAACATCTAATAATGTATTTATAATGGTGTTATCTTTAAATGTTACTCCCAAAGGAAATATTATAGACTCTGAAAAATCTATTGTTTCATACTCTCCCATAAAAGGAACTTTATTATTGTCAGGAAATTTAAAGTGTCTTATAGGTTCGCAGGTTAAATTAAGGTTTTTTAATAGTAATATGGTATTTTCTAATGTTACTATTTTAATTACTCGACTTCCATTTGACCAATTATCAGCCTCTGTATCTGCGGCATTTAAAAATAATTTTGCCTCTTGAAACCCTGCTATATTTGTAAAGTCATCTCCTTCATTTGTTATTATATAATATATTGTCCCTGCTTCAAATAACGTATTAGATTTAAATTCAGTATTTATTGTGTAATAATTTATAAAATCTAATTGTTGTGCAGAAGATAGATTAAATAAATCTGTTATATTTATTTTAAGATTTTGAGAGTTATAGAGTTCATTATTATCAGGATAAGTTTCTGTAGATTCCCAATATGCAAAGCTACCATATTCGTGAGGAACAGGATTACAACTGTCTACTTTAGGTATTACTTTAAAGCAAGAAGCTGTATATGTTTCCCTTTTATCAATTTCTATTGCGTCAAATGTAACCTCTATTGAAGTATTTTCAATATCACGGGTATAAACAGAAAAACATCCACATGCAGGGGCTGTTCTGTACATTACAAATGTGTCAAAGGGAGTAGGACATTCAAGAGGGATTGTTGGTACATTTTCTGTAACTATGGGGTTATCAATAGCTACATAAAAATTTTCAGGTAATGGGTATGTTTCTAAATAAGCCGAATCATATATATCAAAAACCCCTACATTTGTATCATATATTCCACCATATCCCTCAATTGGAGTTGTTGCTGTACAAGAACTGTAAAAAGTGTATCGTGCATTATTAATTACAGCAATATCGTCTTCTATATCACAATCTGAGTTTTTAGTTATTTCAAAAATAAAACTATCTCTGTTTTTTTTATCTACTTTAAACCATACTGCTCCCTTGTGTAAAAAACTTTCAAAATAAGGACTTGATGATACTGCTTCTTTTGTAGTTAAAATATTATTTATGTCAGCATCAAAATAATAATTATTATAGTAGGAAATCCCCTCAGATGAAGGTGTATTATTATTTATAACAAAATCGGCATATCCACAATTTTCGTTATTTGGTACTTTTCTTAAATATGCAATTTTATCACACTTTAAAAAAGTTTCTTGGTCTGGATTTTCTCTTATCTTTCCTTCACCATTTAGTTTAAAAATATTACAAAGTGTAGGTGGTATGGATAGGATGTAATCTTCTTCTGCTTTAGGTACAAATGTACTTGATGTTTCTATAACTTGTCCAACACTATTCTCAGAGTTTAGTAATGTAATATCTTGGCAAATTGGAGGGTCTGATTCAAAAAAAGCATCACAATGAACATCATAAGTTGCCTCTAATGCATCGTTTAATAAGGTTAATTTAACTATAGTTTCATCTGATGCGGGTATTGTGCCATTTAAAATTCCTTCTAAATTCTCTTCAATATATTCTTTTAAATTTGTATAAGTACCAACTATGGGTAAAATATAACTATCAGAGGAAATAGTAGCCACATTTTGTTTAATACAAGATTTTTGTTCATTTACATAAAATGAATTTCCTGAAACTTCCCCACATACTCCTTCTATCTCAGCAGTATTATATATTTGCCAAATTTTATCCCTTCCTTGTATAGAACAATTCGGAGAATTTTCAACTAAAGATAAGTAGTTTAAATCATCCTCTGCCACTGTGTCTTTTTCATCCCCTACAGCAGGTCTAGCTACTAAAGGAAATACATGTCCATAGTCGCCATCTTTTTCAAAAAATCTAATACCATAGGGTTGTACTTCATCTCTTGTGTTTCCTTTATACTTAGAAGTAGCTATTAAATCTTTATATAAATCTTCTTTTGCAGCGACCGTATGCCATTTTAAAAATCCCCCTAATATATTTACAATAGGTTGTAAATTAGGTTGTCTTTTTGATGTCAATCCTCCCTGATACAAACTTCCATTAACTCTTTCTAAAAACTCTACTTTTTCATACGATGGATGTACAGCAAGAATATCCTCTAAAGTTGTTCTTTCTTTGGTGTTGGTTATGTCTCCATTAGGTATTTCTCCTAAAGTAGCAGAAGATGTATAAAGTATTGTATTGTCTGTTGTTGGGTGTATTCCCTCTATAAAATAATTAGGAATATTAGCTAAATTAGCTATCTCTATTACAGCAACTTTATAGTATTTGAAATTTGTATCTAAATTATCTACTTTTAATTTAATAGAAAAATTAGTTAGCTGATTTAATTGAGGTTGGTTTAGTATATTATTATTTTCGTCAAATATACTTATTGGAGTTGTTGGGGTAAAATATTGGGTTGCTTTATTTCCTTTTGCGTCACAATATGCAACTAAAAAGGAATAAGTGCCCATTTTTAAATTTCCACCTGTTTGAATTAAATCGGCTTGTATTCTAGGTACTTTATAATGTGGTGACATTAATAGTTTTGTAACATCAACGCCATCAAATGCATTTTCACAAATCTGTTCTCTTTGGTCATCTCCGCAAATAATATCTCCTGTATATTTATAGTATTCAATATCATAAACTTTTAAATACCTTGGTGGGTTTAAGTTGTTTGTCCAATATAAAGTATCTCCTAATTTTTCTTGTTTTAATTGTGGAGTTTTTATAGGATAGTTAATATCAAATTTTAAATCACCATTACAATAATCATTAAGTAATTCAATATATTCTGTTGTTGGGGATTCTTCTGTTTGTTCTAATGGTATTGACAGGTCTTTTTTCTGATTGCAATCTACACATTCACTATATAAATCATTTGTGGAGTCTGTTGCGGGTTTATCTGAACAATACCCTATAGAACTTAAGCCTGTTTCGGGATTTGTTAGCCAATAATATGTAATGTCTTTTGATATATTTGAAACATATCCTATAACTTTATATCCTGTTGGAAAACGAGTGGTTAATAAAGAAGATGGCTCTGACATTACATTCAAAGTATCCCCTATTTGAGATTCTGTATTTAAGTTTAATCCAAAAGTATAATCTGTAGGTTCTAATAAATGAGGAGATACATTACGTTGCATCCCCTTTTTTACAAAATTAGCGTCTATTTTCTTTTTTGCCATTACATTCTTGGTAAACTAAAAGAATTAAATCTTTTTCTATTATTTTTTATAACTTTATCTTCCCACCCTTTAGAGCCTATAAATTTCCACTCTGTTTGAGCCAACTTAAAATAATCATTGGATTCTTGAATATAAACAGGAAGTAACTGCGATAAACTTTGTGGATTTTTATTATTTGCTATGAGCGTTTTTGTTATCTCTTTTAAATTGTAAGCTATTAAATATTTTTCTAAATTTCCATGCCATCCTTCAGGAACTATAATTTCTCCTTCATCATCTAACTCATATCCATTAAATTGAATATATACTTTACCTATTGAAAAATTAGTTTGTAGAATCTTATTATTTATAGATATTTGATTATATCCTTTACCTCTTAATTCTTTTGAAAGGTTTGCACAATCCACTGCATATCCTTGCCTATTTATAGAAGGAACTATTGTTAACCATTGAGGAGTATAACCAACTTTTGCTGTTCCTGAGTGAAGTGTTATAATCTCTTCTACAACTTTTGTTTTACAGGAATCAATATATTCATTAGATACTCTGTCATAATATACAGGGTTAACTATTGTTTTTTTACTTAAATATGTGCCTAATTCTTCTTGGTCAACTTCATCTGCATACATTCCAAAAGGGTCTAATTTTAAAGCTAATTTTAGAGAGCGAAAGTTTTCAGGTAACTCTGCCTGAGAATTAGTAATATCAAGAATTGTTTCGTTTTTAGATAACAAGTTATTTCCAAATCTGTTCATTTCTAAAATACATCTTCTTTTTATACTATTTCTATCTATATCTCCACTTTCTGCAAAACTTGAAAGTTCTGTTTCTATCTCAGATATTATTTGCTTTATTGTTGGCATTTCTGTATTGTTTAGTTAATTTATTTGCTTTATATAGTTGCTTTAAAGCTGTGTAGCACAAATAATATTTTGTTTTTGACTTTCTTACCTTTTTTAAAAATTGCAGATTAAAAGAAGAACTCATACTCCAATCTCTAAAATTTCTTCTATCTATGTCTCCGAAAAAATAAGGGGAATATCTATATTTTTTTTTAATAGACTCATAGTTATTTTTAAAGGTATTAAAAATACTAAGTCTTTTTCTTGATTTTTTTGGAGACATTATAACTCCAAAATACCCTAGTCCTTCTAAATAAACCCCTCCATCTGCTTCAATCATCATATCTGCTATTTCTCTAATCATAGCTCCAATAGTCCTTCTGAACAATGTGTGGTCTTTTAGCCAAGGCACAGTTCTTCTTCTATTTTCTCTATAAAAATCATAGAACTCCCTACCTGTGATGTCTATTCCATCACTATAACCCTTTTTTTTAATTTCCTTCGTTACCATTTGGATTTTGGTCAGGTTGAATTGCTTTATAAGTAGAGAGTAATGTCTGTACTGTATCTTTGAATACAGAATCTAATATTTTATCAGGGCAGATGTATTCATAATCCCACAGACTTTTGCATTTGTTTTCCCCGTTACAGCCTTCTATTTTTTCTGTTTCGGGTGTTATTTTTAAGACTCTAACAGTATGTATTTCTTCATCTAATATCCATAGATAGCCTTGACCATCTTCGTAACAATAAACTTCTCCTTTTACCTTATACTGTCTACTTCTATTTCGTCTTATTTGTTCAGGCGATTGAATTGTTAAAGAAAATATTCCATCTATTGATGTAACTTCTTTTATAGAACTTCCATTCCTTGACCAAATACTTTTAGGTAATGGTTTTTTAGACCTCATTACTATTCTACATTGTCTAAACTCTATTATAGGACATTTAATGACTTCTACTCTTTCCATCTCAATACAAGGAATTTCTGAATAAAGATTCATTTCTAATCCTATCGTGCGGTCTAATAATTTTTGAGAAATTATTTGATTTGTTATATTTTTTAAAATAGATAAAACATATCTTCTTGATATATGTTGGTCTACATTGTTTACTCGCAATGTATTTATTATTCTATCTGTAGCTTCTCTATAATTCATAAATGCAAATTTAATGTTTTATTCATATTTATTAAAATAACTTATTTTTTCAGTAATTAAAAAAGTGCGAGAAGATTTTACTCCAATCGCACTTCCAACAAAAAGAGGAAACCAATAACCTCTATTTTTTATTAATCGGATAATTCTACCTTATAATTAATCATTGTATTGTAAATATTTTTATCGATTTTATCTTTCCACTTATCTGCTACTTCTTTTATATACTTTTCTTTAGTTGTTTTGTAGGCTTGAAATGCTTCTTCAATGGTATCAAATGTATGAGTATATCCTCTGATGCTTGATGTATACATATTTTCTTTTTTGTTAAAGGAAACACCTATAGGATATTTACCTCTAATACTATTTGCTTTTAAAAACAAAGTATTTATTTCTCTAGGTACTAAACAGCAATTTTCAGAAGAATACATTTTATCTCCATTGACTAAAATATCTTTATCAAGTTGCCAAGTCTTGTCCATCCAAGGTTTCCAATTTTGTTCATACCACTCAGCAAAAATCTGAAAGTTGTGCCATTCTTTACAAATAACTATATTTCTATAAGTTGGATGCTTTTTTTGAAATTTTAAATTATAACATCTAGTAAACATTCCTGTCCAAGCATTGTATTCTTTTGACTTTATTCCCCTTACTCTAGCTTTATATAGTCCTATTCCATGATACCCAATATTATAAATAGTTGGATGATAAGGATTTTTAATTGTTCCTTTTTTAACTTGTTTAAAACTTATATTATATAATATAACACCATTTTCAAATTCAATATCACAATTCAATTGATTTTTATAATTTATTACTTTAACTAAATACCCCTGATTAGTTAAATATTTCTCTCCCGTTCTATCTTTTAGTTTCATATTTAATTTTTTACAAAGATAACAAATTAATTTAAAAAACCAAAAACTTTTTCAATATTTTAATTAGTTGTCACTGTAACACCATTTCCTGTTAAAGTTGTAACTGCTGTATCTGAGGCTGAACTTCTAGGCTGATTATCATTATTTAAATTTATTTCTCTTTCTTCAGGTGGGGTCACTATTATCCAAGAAATCACTGCTGATAAATCAATCAGTAATTGGTCAACTTCTGCTGTAGATAATTGTCCTGCTAATGTTGGGTCTACATAGACTGTTCTCATTGTAGAGTTCCAAACCTTAGTTGTATAACTTGCTTGACTTAGACCTCTGTTAACAAAATACCTCATTCCTGCGGGTGTTTGTGCTACATCCCCAATCTACCAATAGTGTTGAAGATTCTGATATTGTTATATCAAAAGCTGTAAAATCACTGCTAATTAAAGATAAAGGTAGAAAATCTTCGTAGGATACTCTTAATATGTCTTTTTTAAAGTTACACATATAATTTTTATACTTTTAAATTACCTAAAAGAAAACTTTCATTTAATAACCCATATACTTCAATATGTGCATTATAGTATTGCCCTCTTATTTATATTTTTAAGAACATTCGATGTTTAATATACGCCACCCTGTTTGCTCATCTGCTGACATACCAACAACTGATATTGTTTCAGGATAAGGGTCTGTCTTATTAAATGTAAGTTTTATATCACCATCCGAAGCCTTAGCTACATTTGTATAATCAATAGTGTCAACAGTTTGGGAACTTGCTGTAATGGTAGGAAACCCTGATGCTAATCTTGTAAAAACTAGTACAGCAGATGATGGATTTGTTAGTACAATTCCATAGGTCGTAAAAAGAGTTACCGCATGTTGTATGAGAAAAGCTGTTGCTGTTTGTGCCACTGTTCCTGCATCAGGAGTTGTATAGGTAACTCCGTTTACTACAATAGATAAATCCACACCATCTGTAGTAACTGTTATCGTTTGTGATATTTTAGTTGGGTAATCTGCAACAACCCCTACTTGATTTCCAATACTACCTAAGCTTCTCAAAGTTCCTGGGTCTCCTGTACTATCTGCTATATCTATAGATGAAAAGCTTACTGCTATTGTTCCATTTGGGTTAAACCCAACTCCATCATATAAAAATTTGTTAAGAGTAGTAGTACTTGTTATAATGTTTTCATAATAACTGCTTGGGTTTGGATTTGGCGGGACTATTCCCCCTAAATATCCCCCTACAAACAAAGAGTCTGCAACTATACTTTCGTCCCATATTATTTGAAATCTATCAGGAATATTTGATGCAGTTAATGTTATAGTAATATTTCCTGTACCACTTCCCACAAATATAGGAACTTCATAGTAACCCGAGTCGTTTACATTAATAGCTAATCTTCCTCCACAATATAATGTTTCATCGGCTGTTCTTAATATATTTTTTTTAAATTGTCTCATTATATTTTTAAATTTCCAATTAAGAAAAGTTCAGGTAGTACTCCGTATTGCTCCAAGTGTGCATTATAATTCTGACCTTTTATTTTATAAGCTCCTGAAATAGGAGTATTAATTGTTACTCCACCTCCTGCTACAAAAGTAACATCTGCCGTACCTCTTTGTATAAAGCCTACGTTAAATGCCTCTTTCAATCCTGTAGGTACAGTGATTGTAATGGGCGTTGAGCCGTTATTAACTATTAATGTATAGTTATCATCACTATCTGTTAAGGTATAGGTACTTCCACTTATTGTTTTTTGCAAGTTTGTAGTTTCTATTACGTATGGGTCTCCACTAGTTCCTGCTCCTGTTACAGTTGTTGTTATTCCGTTATCTATTGACGTAGGTGTTGCCTCTACTGTTAAATCTAATTGCTCTTCACTTGAAGATATTGTTACAGAATTATCGCTTGAAATAATAGTTTTAAAATTAAAAGATGTATTTAAATCCACCACCTCGTTTCCTGAATATACAGCATACCCTTCACCTAAATTTGATGCAGAATAAGTTGGAATGATTTCTAAAAGAGCTTCTTCATCTACACTTACCTGTATCTCTTCTGTATCTTGGTTTATAGTTATTAAATTACTTCCTATTATACTTCTTATCTCTTTTTGCCCAATTCCATTAACTCCTTTATAAACCTGTGCGCCATCTCCTACATTAACTAAAGATATATAGTTTGCCACCTCTGAGATTTTATCACATACTGCTTGGTCAATAGCTTCTAACGTTTCTGTTAAAGTTAAATTACTTTCTATGTTTAAACAGGGGAACGTGCTCTTAACGTCTGAGACACAATCAGAAGATATGAATACTTTACAAGCACAATTTGTTGTCACACAAGGAGTTGAATTACATCCACAATTTGAATTATTATTGTTATTACAATTACACATTTATTTAATTTTTATTAGTTGTAAACTCTTATTTCTATAAATTGGTCTTGCATTACTCCATCTACCATAGATGCTCCTACATTTTGGTACAGTGCCCCATCGCCTACATTCCCTAAATCATAATTATCAATGATAAATTCTGTAGGTGTATTATAATAACCCCAAATAGATACAAGATATGATGAATTTCCACTTCCTTGTATTAATTGTACTTTTCCTTGTTCAAACAAGGGTGCTTCTGCTCTTAGTGTATAATTTCCTACATCATTGTATACCCAACTTACATCAATATCAAGTGTGTTTTCTAAAACTATTGCCGTTGGTGCATCAGTTCCTGTTTGAGAGAGTAAGGCAGTATAAACTTTGTAAGTTCTAGGGTCTGTTATTTGACCTTGTAGTTCATCTATAATAGTTGTTTGATTAGCTATTTGCTCGTCTTTATATAAAAGAGCTAAAACTAAGTTATTTATTATATTTTTTACCGAAGAATTTGCAGGTAAGTTTAAATATGGTATAGCACTTTCTTGTACTATACATTCAGTAGATGTATAAATTCCACCGCAATTTTCCGAGATTGGGGTAGGTATATTTGTTCCTGTGTAGCAATTATCATTCATAATTATGGTGTTTGTGGGCAAATGCCGTCATTTAATTTGTCTATTAAGTCTGCTTGTTCTCCTTGTGTTTTTAATAAATCTTCTATTTGTTGTTTTTGCTCACAAATTACATCTATTAAATACTGAAACATTTTTTTAGCATTATTATCCGTTGGTAGCTCTAAACATCCTTCATCTAATTCAGTTAAATCTAGCTCTGTTTTTATTTCTCCAAGTAGGTAGTATTGGTCAATAGCTACTTCTTCAATTGAAATACACTCATCTCCAACTAATGTTGAAAATTCAGGTATTTCTGCTTCATAATTTATACAAGAAGCATATCCTTTCTTACACCTCATTTTTATTTTATCTTCACAACTCATTTTTTATTTTATTTTAATAATTAGCAAATAAACAGCAATTATAGTTTCCTTTTGTAAAGATACCTATATGTGTTGAATTTTTATTTAGTAGTATTTCTTTATGTCCTTTTTTACTGTTCATATAAGCAAAGAAATAAGATTGGTCAGAAGAAAATCCATACCCCACTGTCTCTAATAAATTTGAAGCTTTACTATCAAAAAATCTTAATTGAAATCCATCGTGGTTTGGCTCTCCCCCATCTAAAATCATCTCATTACACTTCTCTTCACAAATCTTATCTAGCAGTACTTCTGATTTTAATTCTCTTAACCCTCTTTCCTTTCTTTCGTTATTTATAAGAACAAACAATTTATTTTCTGTTTCTTTTTCTTGTGGTATATACTTTTCATTTACTTTTTTATATTCCGACTTATTTAAAAATATTAAGAAGATAAAAATTGAAATTATTATTACTATTGTTAACATATAAACGTATAAATAATAATACCTATTATTGAAGATATTAACCAACTAGCTACAACATCTTTATCACTTTCAAATTGGTCGGGTCTGTCTTTACCTTTGTATTCCGCATACATTCCTTGTACTCTTTCAAATCCCCAATATAAACATAAAGGAACAAAAAGTAGTACAAAATACTGAAACCATAAAGCTTCTTCCATTTTAAATGTTAATTTTAACAACGGGGCAAAACCCGTAATTAAAAAAATACTATAAAATATATGTTTATACCATTTGTTTTTTACTATTTTTTTCTTACTTTTCATATCTTGAAAATATGAAAGAAAAACTTTTCTAATGTATTCTATTTTTTCCATTATTTTTTATAAATTTTTTGTGTGTATACTACTCCATTTACATTTGTAACCTTTATGATATAATATCCTCTTCTCACTCCTGTTAAATCATTTGTAGTTCTGACTAACTGACCTTTCATATTATAAACAGCTATTGTATAATTTGTTAGATTATTAACAATAATTGTAGTTCCTTGTAAAAATATACTCACTGTAAGTGGTGGTTGTGCTACATTTCCTTTTGTATAAGTTAAATTCAAATTATTTATTCCTTTTGTTGCATCCCAAACTCCTGTATTAGCTAATTGTATAGAGTGTAAGATATTTCCATTATTATCAGGCAGGTTTAGAAATAAACTATACTCTCCTTCTCCTAAGTTATTTACAAGGTCTTGCGTTATTTGTATTGTTTCTCCCGCATTCCATTTTCTAATATCAGTATTGAATTCAAATGAAAATTGAGTATTTGTATTTGTGTTTTTTGCTATTAATATTACTTTTCTTTGGTTAAATATATTAGCAAAGCCAACATTTTTAATATTTATTGTTAATACTCCATCTGTTATTGTAGAACTTACTAATTCAAACCTGTAACCTAATCTTCTTGCTATTTCATTATAGCACCCACCTGTTTGCCATAACGTAATTACATCAGGATGATAGCCAAAATTTAAATAGTTGTAATGAAATCTTGTTAGCCAACTAAAAACAACAGAACAGTCTTGTTTTGCAGGAAATAGTGCATTTGATTCTCCGCCACAAAAAGTATATTTAGATTGAACATCTAAGTAAGGATACTCTGTTGATGTGCTTTTATAAGTACCTGAATCTGAATTAGATGATAAAAAGGCATCATTATGTAATCCTATTCTTGAATTTACACTTCCATTATAAGCTGTGGTGTTTGAAATTGGCGTTGTTCCTCCTATCATTTGTTGAAAATACGGAGTTCTAAACATTACCATTCTTGTTGGTGCAAGTTCCATTATCTTTAGTCCTACTTCCTTTCTATCTGCAATATTTTGAGTAGTTAAAACTCCCTTATTCCCAAAGTTTGTAGTGTAATACCACTCTCCATATTGTCCTATAAATCCTGCTTCTACAACATGAATTACATCTTGGTTAGCTAATGTTATAGGTTTTAGTTGTTCTATATGAGATAATATTATGGCTTTTGTTGCATCTACGGCATCTGTTTCTGTATATCTAAATCGTAAAACACATTTTACACCAGCAGTTCTTAAAGTGTTAAAATCTGTTTGAATATTATCTAAAAATGTTTGCGAAATAGGTGTGGTTTTAAAAGCACCTAAATCGTAAATTCTAAGTACTAAAGTAATTTTATCTGTATTTTTATATCCTTTTAACGTAGAAGAAGATAAAAATGAAAAAGTAGTTGTACTTTCTGCCTTTGAGTATTTATACCAACCTCTTTCGGGATTTGTAAAATTTTCTGTTGATGGCGTGTAAGTAATTGTTTGACTTTGTGTTGCCATAGTTGATAATATAAGTAGTAATATTAATAGTTTTTTCATTATTTTTGCTTTTAATTTGATTAGGGGATTTCTCCCCCAATCAGCCCAAGTACGCTTCCAGCAAGCTACCTACTGCACTGGAATTGTTTCTTTAATTATGATTTATAAATTCATTTTCTAAGCGATTACCACCCCCAAATTAATAAAGCAGCCACCGAACAAAAAGCCAGAAAACAAACCATTCATTTTCAAAAGCTAAAAGCAAAGCGATAAACAAACAAAAAATGTAAATTGCTATTTTCAAACTAAATTAGCGATTGCTAGTATTGAAATAATTATTGATAATGCGGTGGACATTTATAAGTTACTTATAGCCTCTTGAATCTTTGCATCTACATAGCTTTTAGGTACTAATGTGTTTTCGTCAATATCCATACTATTCCCGTAAACTATACCTTTGAAATTAGCATTATTTGAAGATACTTGAATAAAATCTTGTGCAACGTATAAAACAGTTACCTTACTTAAATCAGAACTAATCGCTTTTAAACTAGCCAAGCCACCGTTTAAACCAACTAAAGATATATTTCCGTTGGTGTCTTTACTAACTAAAGAAACTTTATACTGCTCATCCGTTGTGTCTATATGAGCAAATCCTAAAAAATGCTCAATATTATCTGCATCTTTAAAGTATATTTTTCTTTGCTCCCCGTCCAAAAATCCGAAATCTAAATTTTCTGTTATCATGTTTATTTATTTTTAAAGTTTAATTTCAAATTGAATTGGAGTTTCCATTAATATTCCGTCTACCCTGTCTCCACCCCCATCTACTGTGGTAATTCTTATAGTTGAATTATCAACTTTTTGCATATAATAAAAAGTGGTAGTATCTGATTGAGCAAATCCTTGAATAATAGGCATGAATAAATTTACAAAATTACCATTTGATTTTATGTAGTAAAATCCTGTTCCGCTTTCAGAAACAATATTTTTTTCAAACCAAAAATCACTTAATCCAAAATTAGCATTTACTACAGGCGCGCCATTATTCCACCCCAATTCACTACCATTCCCCCAAGTCGGAGCAACGCCATTAGCAATCCATTTCGTTCCAATAGTATTATTAGGTGCGCCACTAGGTGTGAAATCATCCCCTGTTTCAAAGGCTACTATTTCATAAGTAACGCCTTGAGTAAGCGTTCCACTCGTTGCCGTTTGAGGGTCGTCGCCTCCTGATTGGGATAGAAGGAATTTGTATTGTTTTGTTCCGCTTTCAAGTGCAATAGTCCCACTAGCATCGGGTAAACTATAATTCCTATTATCAGTCAATAAAGCCTTATCAAAATTAGCTTGATTTGCTCCTGTATTTTCAAAAAAGAATATAGGGTTACCACTACCATCGGTAAATGTAATATCGTCTGCACTGCTTCTAAATTCAGATGCTTTAATATAGTTACTTATTTCTATTGCGTTGGTTGTGGTATTGCCGTTGTCGGTTACTTGTTGGAGAGTGCCACTACCTCCACCACTCCATAACTTCCCATCACTCCCTAATTCAATTGAATTGTCAGAGTCGGTTGAGATTAAATCTATAATAGGGGCTGTCCCGCCCCCATTAAAATTTCCTGTGTTCTGTGTATAAAAAGTGTCAAATTCATCAGAGGTGTATGGGCTACCATCTTCTTTTAAAATTTGGTCAATGGTTAAGCCTGTCCCTTCTTTTAAATCTAATATATTAAAAAATCTGTATGCTGCTCTATTTGTATTACTTTTATCTACCATTACATCTTTAGCTCTACCATAAAAAGTTTCAGACGTAATATTATCAGTAACTACTATATAGTTATTTTTTTTGTATATTTTATATTTTTTCATTGAAATATTTATTTAATAATTACTATTTTTCCAATAACAAGATGTGATTACTTCTTCGTTTGAACAATTATATTGTTCTGTGTAACATTTTAGTAGTTCTGATATTTTTTTCTTCTTTATTAATTTAAAATCATAACCTAGAACTACCATAATTGATAAAAACTCTCTGTCTATCTCTTTACCTACATAACCAAATGAGTTTCTTCTATCATGACCAAATGCTCCAACTTCAAAAATGGTATGTGAAAATCTTTCCTTAACGAATGTAGCTCCATCATAGCTAAATTTTCCCATTATAAAATCAATCCATGTTTCAGCAAACAATTCCCTAATAGGATGTACCTCAGGCAATACTTCCAACTCCTTAAGCATTGAGTTGTACCCTATTCGTATTTCGGCTTCCGAAAAATCATTGAAATATCTTGACTTAATTATCATAATTATTCTGAATGTAATTCGCAATATAATTCAAAGCAATATCTAAATAAGATTGAATAAAAGGATAGCTTACTGTTGTTTGCGATAACTCATAGTGAGCTGTCATCCAATCTCCATTTTGACTAATTCT